TAGGATTACATATTCTGAATTGTGCAAATGGCAGTTATAACGCAAATCAGGTTAATCAGGTCGGGATGTTTGCAGCTTGCTTGTAACTACTTGCTAACCGCTATAAATGTATTGCAATTATGAAACTACTTACTAAAACCAAAGTGATACGGATTTCAGAAACGCAATTAAATACGCTTCAAAAAATGAAGTCTTTAAATGTTGATGTGGGTAAGTTCATTCGTGAAGCGATACAAGAAAAAATTAAACGTGAGTACCAACAATTAATATTAAAACCTAAAAAATCGGATTGTCCGTTTTAATAAACAACAACAATTAAATTAAAAAAAAATGAACCAAGAAATAACAAAATTAGCAGAAAATTCATTGATTGAAAAATCAAAATCAGATTACATTATTGAAAAATTTAACGAGTTCACTACAATCGCTACCGAGTGGAACGAAAAAGCAAATGCAATAGTTGTAACAGACGAAAGTCAAAAAGACTTAATGTTAGAAGCGAGAGAAGGTAGATTGCTTTTAAAAGCCAAAAGAATTGAAATTGAAAAAACAAGAAAGTCTTTAAAAGAACAATCTTTGAATGAAGGTAGGTTAATTGATGGTATTGCGAAAACTTTAACTGCGCTTGTAGAACCAGCAGAAAAACATTTAGAACTTCAAGAGCGTTTTGCTGAAATTCAAGACCAAAAAAGAAAAGCGGAACTCAAAGCAAAGCGTTATGAATTAATGCTACCTTACATTGAGGTTTTAGACCCAAACACTTTACAGTTAGATATAATTACCGAAGAAGCATTTGTCGGAGTTTTAAACTATGCTAAAACAACATTAGGCGCTAAAGTGGAATCCGATAGGGTAGCCAAAGAAGAAAAAGAATTGTTGGAAAAAGCGTTAGCAGATGAAAAAGAAAACTTGCGTTTGGAAAACGATAAGTTGAGATTAGAAGCGATAGAAAATCAAAAAAAGATTAACGAATTAAAAGTAATCGATGCCGATTTTAAATCAGTTACTAAGCAAGTTGAAAAACAAGCTACGATTATAAAGACTATTGAGAAAAAAGAACAACTTATTTCTGATAATGTAGAAACTTTAAAGTCAAAGTTAATTACCTCAAAATTAGTACTTGAAACCGCTTTGCAATATATCATACACGATGACCTACGTAAATTGATTGAGAAAACATTGAAAGAAATAAACTAAATCTTAAATAATACAAAATATTTTAAATAATATTTTGTATTATTAAAATTATTATTATATTTGTGAAACTTTAATCATTAAAAAATAAAATTATGAAAAAATCATTATTATTATTAGGGGCAATTTTCTTAGTAGGATGCTCGACAGATTCAAATGATTCTTCAAGTACAACAGATTGTAATTGCGGAGTTGTAGTTCAAAGTATGTCTTACAACATACCAAATAACAATGGGGGTGTAATTGTTCAATCAACCATTACGGTTAGAAATAATTGCACACAACTTACTAAAACTGTAAGCGGTATTTCTGGAGTAGTTTCAAACGGTAGTCAATGGTGTAATTAATTAAAAATTAAAATTATGGGATTTATTAAGAATGTTTTTAGAACAATTTTTACTCGTGAAATTCACAAAAAAATCAATTAATCAAAAAGAGATTATTCAAACACAAATTATGGAAGCAACAACTAAAAAACAAAATGTAGATTTAGGTATTAATCCAAATTGGGTTACTTCCGCAAAAAAGAAAATTACAAAATCAAATCAAGTTAAAGAACATCTAATTGAAAACGGTCAAATTGATAGTTGGACTGCAATTGAAAAGTATGGTGCTACAAGACTTTCTGCGATTATTTTTAATTTGAGAAAAGCTGGATATATTATTACTTCAATACCTTGTTCGGTACTTGATAGAAACAGTAATATTTGCAATTACGTAACCTATAAATTGGAACAATAATGAAAGTAATTAAAACGCCTTCTTTTGAAGCAATGGATAACTTTGCAGAAACGTTATTCCAAAAAACACAAAAAAGTACATTTGAACAAGTAAGAACTAAAATAGCAAATTATTTAGTTGATGCTGGTAGCAAAAAATTTGTTGAATTGTATAATGAAGTTGCTTCCAACAAAGATTATTTTAAAGCGCTTGAAATATTAAAAATAAACTAATGGAAGAAATAACAGTAAAAGTAACGAAGCTATATAAACTACTCATACAAAGAGGTATGACACAAAAGGACTTCATAGATTTGATTAAGGAAACAAACGAAGGGAAATCCCCAAGTGCCTATATCATAAATGAAATCATAAACGGTAAAAGAACCAATTACAATATTGATACTTTAAAACCGATTAAAAAAGCGTTGGGAGTATCTTACGATGAACTTATCGATGAAAACTAAATGGAAATCATATCTTTTATTCAAGAGGTCAGTAAAAGAGGTAAACCATATAGAAATGTTTGGTTGCATCTATTATTAAAATACGAGGAAAACCAACCTTTAAAATTAAATGTAAACGTAAGGTTTGATAACATATCGCCAAGTACTTATTATAGAATTGTAGATTATGGAATTAGCATATTTCCAAACTATGTTAAGTCATATTCAATAACCAAAAATAGGGGCGAATTGTTTATAATTAAAAAGCAAGAAATTTTGAGTGATATTGAAGTGATTTTTTCAAAACCGCCAAAAAAAGTAACTGCTGAAAAAATTGAAAAAAGTGTAGAACCAAAAAAAGAAAAGCCAAAAGTAGAAATTGAGGTTTACGATAAAATAGTAAATTTTTTAAATGATTGTACTGGCTCAAATTATAAATCAAATTCAAAGGTAACAAGGACTTATATCGATGCAAGATTAAACGAAGGCTATTCGGTAGATGATTTTATAAAAGTAATTTCAATAAAAGCTACAAAGTGGCAGAATACAAAGTTTGCTGAATTTCTAAGACCACAAACGCTATTTAGCAATAAGTTTGAATCATATCTAAACGAAATAATAATAGTAGAACCAAATAAACAACAACAAGCGTATGAAACAGTTATCCAAGCAACAGAACTCGGTTGGGGTAAGAGTAATTAAATCATTACCAAACACTACTTCTAAAGAGCTGGAATTGTACAATGCCTACAAAGGTGCTAAAAAAATAAAAGACTTTGATTCTAAAGAGGAATTAGCTTTAGTCAATGCTTTAATTATACGTTGGGCGACCTACATTGGAATCAAGCAACCAGACAAAACCGAAACAAATATTTTAGCAAATTTCATAAAAGATGAATTTCCAAATTTAAGCGCTTTTGATATTAAGGAAGCAATTGATTTGTTAGTAAAACAAGAATTAGAAACAGATGCGAACCCTTACGGTATGCTTTCTGTAATTTACGTTTCTAAAGTTTTAAAAGCATATCAAATTCATAGGGGAAGGATAGTATTTAAAGTTCAAGAAAAATTAGATAAAATTGAGCAAGACACGGTTATTCCACCTACTGATGCCGAAAGGTTACATAATTTTAAACTATTGCTTAAAATGGCAAAAGAAACCGCAAATAAGGGCGAGAGTTATTATGATGCTGGAGATATATTGTACTACTTTTTTTGGAAGAATAATTTAGTTACTAAACCAATGCCCGAAGAATTAATTTCTGCTTCATTAAATTATGGAGAAAGAATGTTTAGTTCAAAAGCACAAAATACCGCTTTGAAAAATGTAATCAACGGAGTTGGGTTTACTAAGTTAGTAAGAAAAGATATTGTCAATCGTTATGCAAGAGAATACGCAGTTAATAATTGGCTTAAAAATGCTGATATTAATACAATTACAAAAAATTTATCGATAGAAATGATTAAATATTAAAAATAATATTTAATTTTACATATAATATTTTTTGATATGGTTGTAATTGGTAAAATAATGAACATAATTAGTGCAACCGATATGGTTACACAAGTTGTAATTAGGGTAAAAAAAGACGAGATTTATTTGCCAGTTGCGTTTGTTTGTTTTACTGAAATCAAAGCGTTGCTATGCCAATTAAGAGTTGAAAAAGGGGATTATGTAAAAATAACATATTACTTAAAATCAAAAGAGTTTAATGGTCGTTACAATACAAGTGCAATCGTTCAAAAAATATGTATAACTCAAAAGGGAACAAAGCAATATTCAGTTGATATGTTTACTGGAGAGATACAAGAATAAAATTGGTTTATGGTGTAATGGTAACACAACTGTTTTTGGTGCAGTCTTTCAAGGTTCGAGTCCTTGTAAACCAACAAAAAATTAAACAACAATAAAACTATGGAAAACTACGATGATTGGAAGCAAGATTTGCCAGAAATTACCGAAAACGAATGTGCCTACTGCGGAGAAACTTGTGAAAAAACCTACTGCAATAAACAATGTAAAAAAGCATACGAACAAGAAAATTAAAACACAATGAGCCAAGAATTTAAACTAATAGTAGCTATACCAACTCTTAATAGAGCAGACCTACTTAATGAAGCGTTAGAAAAATATTTTGAGGATTTTAAAGAAACGCATATTGCAATTTGCGATAATGGTAAACAAAATATAATTACAAGAGAGGAAAACTTTATGATATATCGACCAAGTGAAAATTTGGGGGTTGCTAAAAGTTGGAATATGCTAATGGATTATGCCGATAAAATGAAAGCTACACACGTTTTAATGCTTAATGATGATATAGTTTTAGGTAGAACCGAACACGAAATAAAAATGATTTTAAGAAATAATCAAGATGCCGACTTTATTAATTCTTTTCAAAATTGGTGCAGTTTTATTTTAAGAGTTGATATTTGGAAAAAAGCTGGTAAGTTTGATGAGGAGTTTTTCCCAGCATATTTTGAGGACAATTCATTTGATTACAAAATGACTTTAGTAAATGCTAAAAAATCGTGGACTTCTTTTTTAGACCCAATTGTATATAGAAATTCAATGACGATAGCCAAAGACCCAATTCTAAACAATCGTTTTTCGCAAAACAGAGCAATGTATATTGATATGTGGGGTGGATTACCAACAGAGGAAAAATACATAACAAAATTTAATAAATAGCTATGAAAAAAATTAAAAGATTAATTATAGAAATTCTTATGTGGTTGTTATTTTTTGCGTTTTTAATATTTCTTTTTAAAATTTTAAATCAATAATTATGGAAGATACTACACCATATCAAAACAAAAATCAACACTCAACTCTTAACGGAAGTTATAAATTTATAATTAGAGGTGGTGGCAACTTCATACACCCTACTGCAATTATTGGAGATGATGTTCAGTTAGGAGATGATAATTACATTGGTGCTTTTTGTGTAATAACTGGCAACACTAAAATAGGAAGTAACAACCGATTTGAAGCGTTTTGTTCAATCGGTACAGAACCAGAACACAAAGAGTTCTTTGGAGAGCCAAACAAAGGGGTTGAAATTGGAAATAATAACGTAATTCGTGAATATGTAACTATTAACGCTGGATGCGAGAAACCAACCATATTATACAATAATATCATTATGCTAAGAGGTAGCCACGTTGGACACGATTCAACGATTTATGATAATTGCACAATTAGTTGTAATGTATTAATTGGCGGTCATTCCCTATTGGGTTATTCGGTAAATATGGGTTTAGGGAGCATTTGTCATCAATTTTCTAAAATAGGAAGTTACGCAATGATTGGTATGGGTGCTATCATACCTAAAAAACTACAACCACAATGCTTTGGAGTTTACGTTGGCAATCCAGCCAAGTACATAAAGGAAAATGATTATCATAAACAAAACTTTACTGGAGAAGCGGTAAACAGAATTTGTAATGTATTTGAAAGTTTGGAGTTATGAAAGAAGATGAAATACCATACTACAAATGGTGCTACGGAAAGTTTGTGTTAGTTGGATATGTGAAAAAAGATAAATAAAATTATGGAATTACATTACATAAGAGTTTGCGGAGTTAATTATGTTCCAAGACCTAAAGGAGTTCAAAAAAGAGATTGCCACAAAGGAGTTTATGAACCTTATTGCATAATAACACAAATGTCAAACGGAAGATTTAAAATCGAATACGAGAATTATTTTAATGAAGAATTTGTATTAATTGCATATCCATCTGGAATACAAGAAATAGAATATAAAAAAGAAAAACAACTATGAGATTAACAGTATCAATGCCTTGCTTTGGCAGACCGCAAAGAACTATAAGAGCAATAGAATGTATTGCCAATCAAACCGCTAATAATTGGGAAGCACTTGTAATTGGAGATGGTTGTCCAGTAATGCAAGATTTTATTGATAGTGGATATTTTAATGATATTGTGAATGATTGTCAAGCTAAAGGAAATCATTTTTATATAGCCAATAATCCAATAAATAAAGGAGGACACGGATTTGCAATTACAAATATTAACATAGGATTAGCAGAAGGTAAATACTTTACTTTCTTTGCCAATGATGACATTATATTACCGAATCATTTTGAGAACTACCTTTCTCAAATAGAAGGAACTGATTTAGATTTTGTTTATTTTGATAGTTTTGTCGCACCGAGAAACGCAATAAGAAATGCACAACTGCAATATGGTATGATAGGGCATAGCGAATTAATCGTAAGAACTGACTTTTTAAAACAAATGCCTATTCACGATGCAGAATATGGTCATGATTTCGCTTTGATACAAAATATGATGCAGAATGGTAAACACAAAAAAGCAGAAAATTGCCCTCCAACTTATAATGTTATGAGTTTGTCTGATAGGAGAGAACAAGGAATAGATTAATTTATTATATTTGCAATAAGAAACTTAAAAACAACAAATTATGAAAGTCGTACACCGCAAAAAAGAGGTTAAACAAAAATCATTATTAGTATATGCTGATTGGAATTGCACAACTGGGTTTGGTGCAGTAGCTAAAGAACTTGTAGATGAATGGGCAAAAGACAAAAAATTAAGCATTGTTATTTTTGGACTTAACGACAGAAGCAAAGCAACTTATGATTATCTACCAAACGTAAAAGTTATACCAGCTTTACAGACTGGCGACAAAGATACAAGAGCAGATGTTTACAGAAGAATAGAGTTGCTGAAATTGATTTATCAAAACGACTTTGACGCTTTGTTTTTTTTACAAGATGTAGAGGTAATTAACGCAATGTCGGAGCAACTATTAGAAGTAAAGAACACTAAAAGAAAAGAAAATCGACCAAACTTTAAATCAATGATTTACTTTCCAATAGATAGTGAGCCAAGATTAGCCGATTTAAAAGTTTTAAATTTCTTTGATGAAGTAATTACATACACTCAATACGCAAAAGGCGTGATGAAACCTTTGATTTCTGACACGCAATTCAAAAAGATTAAGATTATACCGCACGGAACTAATACAAGCGATTTTTACCCTTATTCTGATGCTGATAAACTAAAAGCAAAAAAAGAACTTTTCGGAAGTGAAGATGTGTTTGTATTTGGTAGTGTAAATAGAAATCAAGTAAGAAAGGATTTTGGTAGCTTAATTATGGGGTTTGCTATGTTCAAACACACAAGCGGTGCTAATGCCTTACTTTATTTACATTGCAACCCTTTAGACCCAATGGGAATAAACATTTACAGATTATGTGATAGAGTAGGATTAGAAGTTGGTAAAGATGTAATACTGCCAAAAGACTATTCAGAAAATAAAGGTTGTACTTTAGAGGAATTGAATAAAATTTACAATTCATTCGATTGTTTTATTACAACTACAACTGCGGAAGGTTGGGGATTGACAATTACCGAAGCAATGGCTACAAAAACACTTGTGGTTTGTCCAAAGCATACTTCTATTACGGAAATAACCGACAATGGAGAGAACACTTTGAATTTTATGTTTAGCCAACAAGCGGTGTTTGTAAATGACTTTGAAAAAATAAGACTTACTACAAATCCAATGGAAGTTAAAACTTTATGTGAGGTTGTTTACAATTTGCCAAACGACCAACTAGAATTACAAGAAATGGTAAAAGATAAAGTAGAAAATGCTTACAACAAAGTTTCCGCTATGAAGTGGGAGGGTATTGCAAAACAATTCAAAGCGATTATAGACAAATTAGTAAAATAAAAAACTGCGTTAATGGTAAGTAGTGGAACTTTCTGAAAAATTGTACATAAAGTAGGGAAGTTCCGATGACTGAATTAACAAAATAAATAATTAACAAAAATTTAACGAACCAAAATACAAACGTACCAAAAACAAATATATCTTTGGTCTAAGAAATTTAAACTTAAAAAAAATCAAAAATGAAAACAAAAAAAATGTTACTTGTATTATTGTTAGTTTTTCCAATGTTTGTGAACTCACAAGACATTAAACCTTTAAAAAACAACATTTCTGTATCTTACGGAATTTCAGTTCCCAGTTTTACATCCAATCCAGAAGGGGATGTTTACGCTTCAAATGGTTCAAATATTTCTTTTTCGTATGCAAGAGAAATATCTACTAAACAAAGTCATTTTATTGCGTTAGAGTTAAAATACTCAAAAATAAACAATCCTTATGACAACTTAGATTCTGATTCAAAAGACATATCTAATTCATTGCCAAGTTCGTTAGGGAGCTGGAGTTCAAGTGCTAATAAATATGAACTTTCATCTTATTTATTAGGTATTTCATATAATAAATATCTTGATAAAAGAAAAAAATTAAATCTATCTCTTAAAATATATGGTGGAAGCGGAGGTTTTGTTTCTCCTAAAGAAAATTTTCAAAGCACATCTGGATTTTTTGTCACGCTAGAAGAAGCGAAAACAAATTCATTTGTATATACTACATCCGCTGGGTTGTCTATTAAATTGACAAAGAACATATTTTTAGGTATTGATGCAGAATATTTTAAAGGGTCATTTTTAATTGAAAATCAAGTAGTTAATATCGACAATCAAAATTCTAGTTTTAGAGATTCTTACATCATTGATTACAACAATATTACGTTAAATACATCATTGAATTTTAAGTTTTAATACTTAATTTTTTTTAAAAAAAAACTATTTGAGTAGGTAGAAGTGGGCAGTCAACAATCTATTGAAGTTTCAGATAAAATGCGTATAATCGTGGATAGCCGAGCCAAGTATATAGTAAGTAGGAAGTTGATGTTTTTTTAGAAGGATTGTATAGTTTTTAGCATTAACGAAAAAAAGCCACTCGGATTGAGTGGCTTTTTCTTTTTCCTTTCTAAAGAGATATTATTTTTTGTATGCTTTCCACACTAAATAACCTATCCCTAACAAAGCCAAAGTGTTGTGGACATTAACTCCACCAAGATAATTTGGACTTTTGATGTTGAATAAATCTGACATAATTTCTAATTTTAATTAATATTAATTGAACAAATGTAACTAAAAAATAAATAATATTACAAATGATAGTAAAATTAAAAGAAAACTAACTGTTGTTCAAGTTATTATTTAAACCTAAAAGAACTTTTAAATTTTTATTTTAAATAATATATTTTTGTAGTTTCAATTACATTGATTATATTTGTTTTTTATTATGATAAAAATATGAGAAAAGAAAATTTAACCGAAAATAAAGCAGAAGCAACTCCGACTGGTGGTGTGCTTGTTGGTAAAAGAGAAGGTCAAACAATGATACACAACAAGGGTTCTTTGTCTGGCTATTTAGTTGGTAGAACTCACGCAGAAGGCGGTATTAAAGCAGTTAATAAATCAACTGGGCAACCACTTGAGATGCAAGGTGGAGAAGTTGTTATTACTGCCCCAGCGGTAAGCGATACTACAAAAAGAGAGTTTGAAGGCAAGATGCTCACGAACCGTGAAATTTTATCAGAAATAAATAAACGTGGTGGCGGTGTTTCTTTTGCCGATGGTGGGGAAATGCCTAAAAGCATTAAACATACTGGAGCAAGTTACAAGTACGGTGGTAAGACTATGACAGACCACGAAATTATGATGCAAATGAATGGTGGAGGTCATTTACTTAAAGTGCCATTAAGAATTATAAATAAAGTTAAAAAACTATCAAATAGGATTTTAGAAATAGAAAAAATGAATTTGGGTAATGATGTCTATTCATACGATGGGGATTTGTCTTTTAAAGAAAGAGCAAAATTAATATCTGAACAAGATAAATTACAAAGTGAATTAACAGAGGTAACTGATGAATTAAGTCAAGAGCAATGTTATTCAATAGATTCGGAAAGTTTTAGAGCATTAAATACTGCTGGAGATTACGGATATGAAGAAGAAGAAGAATATAAAAGTGGCGGTCATTTAGCCGAAAGTTTTTCATTAAGGGATATTACGGATATTCATCAAGTGCCTTTAGCTGAATTAAAAAAACAAGTTCGTTTAGGTATGGAAGCGGAAAGCGAACACACTTCAAGCAAACGTGAACAAATGAAAATTGTAAAAGACCATTTATTTGAAAATCCAGAATATTATACTTTACTTAAAAAAGCTGGGTTGAAAAAAGGTGGAAGTTTAGATAATATTTCAGATTTAACCAAAAAAGATTTACAATTATATGATAGAGTTTCTAATGTTAGAGAATCTAATCATAATGAAAATAATAGATACCACACTTATTTAGGATTGAGCGTTTATACGACTTCCGAAAATAGAAATAATATTTTTATTGAAAATGTAGATAAAGTTTTTCACAATGAAAAAGATGTTCACAATTACATTGAAAACAATGAAATAGAAAATTCAAAAATTCCTTTATGGATAGGTACTGAAAAAAGATATTATGAATTATATCCAGAAAAAAAAGGTATTTACAAAAAAGGTGGAGAAGTTAAACAAAATTTACCAAAAATAGGGAGTAAAGTTGATGCAAGATGGAATAATACTAATAGGTGGACTACTGGAACTTTTAAAGGAGAAACAAAAAACGGATTTGAAGTTTATAATTTTACTATTGAAACGCCAAACCATATAGAATATTACGCTGAAATTACAGAGGATTCGGATAATAGAGATTCAAAAATATTCAAATCAAAAAACTTTAAAGACAGAAATTACAAAAACTATAATTTTGAAAAAATGGCTAATGGTGGGAAAACTGAAAGTTTAGTTAAAGATGCCAAAAGCGGTAACAGTCCTTCAAGGGATTTGAACAATTACAATGATTTACTTGATGTTGAAGTAGATGGTGCAGTAGGTGGCTATAGTGGTATATATGCCGATGGTGGTGCGATTGACAATGAATACGAATATGTTTTAACAGTTAGACCGTTTGATATTGGAACATACCCAAAAGATAACTTTTTGAGGTTTACTCAACAAAATTATCAATATGGTGTTGTAACTTATTCAAAACCGCTTCCAATAAAAGAAATGGAACATTACTCACTTTGTCCTATTACTGAAATTAAAGATTTTGATGGTAAAATTTTAGATTACAAAATAGGTAACTTAAATTTAAAAGCAAGAGTAAAATTAGAATTTGACAAGCGTAGAGGTTATTTTGTAAATCTTTTTATTTCAGACGATAAAGGAATAATGAAAACTCAACCAATGTCGGGAGTAAAATTTCTTGAAGAAATAAAAAATGGTAGGTTAGCGCTTGAAAATGAAATCAAAGACGAACCGAAAAAAGATAATTTAGGTTCTAAAAAAGAAAAGTCTTTTGAATCCGAAGGTAGTAAGCAAGGCAAAGGTAAGTTATACGAATTTTTCACACCTCAAATAGTTGCTGATAAAATGTTAGCTTTAGCACAACATTATGGATTTAAAGGTGGAAATGTTTTAGAACCAGCAACGGGAAGCGGTAGATTAATTAAAAATTTAAAAGATGCTAATATTACTGCTTTTGAGATTAGTAAAGATAATTTTAAAATACTTGAAAGAGAATTTCCAAATGCCGAGTTGCATAACTTCAATTTTGAAAAAGCATTTTTAAAAGAACCTCGATTTAATACATTACTTAATAGAAAAGGAACTGAAACGTGGTTAAAGAACGCACCTTTTGATTTAGTTGTAGCAAACCCTCCTTACGGTAAGTTTTCTGGCTTATATTCAAGCTATTTTAGTTTTAAAGGTCAAGTAGAACACTTTTTTATTTTGCAGTCGTTACATTTGCTTAAAAAGGGCGGTTTAGGAGTTTATTTAATTCCAAGTTCATTTATGAGAAACGGTATAGCGTATAACGAAATTAAAAAACAAATATTTGAAATTGCCGAGTTGGTAGATGCTTATAGGTTGCCTTCTAATATTTTTGAAAAAACACAAATTGGAACTGATATATTAATTTTAAGAAAAAAGTAAAATGAACGCAAAAATAAAAGACAATATCAATAAGGTATTAGATAATCTTGATTCCGAACAATACAACCGAATATCTGATAAACTAAAGTTTAAAGATGGTAGGGAATTGGTTGTAAATATGATTTACAATAGATTAGAGCAATTTCCAAGTTGGAATTTTGCCAATGTACTTGCAGATGTAGAAGTAACACTTAAAGGGTTTCAGAATGAATAATAAAGCAATAGCGAGAAATAAAGCAATTTACGAATTGTTAAGAAAATATAAGGGAGAAGAAACCCCAGAAAATTTAGGTTTATCTTATGGTTTTATACCCGATAATTTAAAAGATGAATTTGAGCAACTATTTGACAAATATTTGACTGAAACTAAGGGGCAAGTAGATACAGATTATGATAAGTCATTGTTTAGTGCGTGGTTCTATACTGAAAACAACAAAATTTTAAGTAAAGAGAAACAAGGTAGTGGGTTTATTAATCCAGTTATAACAGTTGGTAACATAAATGATATTAATTCTATTATACCTTACGAAATTCAAAAAGTTGTTGGTGCTTCAAGTGAAAAAGAATCGCCAACGCAAAAAGAAACCGTAAAAGAAACCGTAAAAGAAACCGTAAAAGAAACTGTTAGGAAAGAAAAAAGAATAGAAAATATGACTAATAAAGAAGTAGCAATATCAAATAAAATTTTAAATTTTGAAAAAGAGCCGAAAAGCGATGTTGCAGAAATATTGACAATTGAGGAAAGTTTAAAAATTTATAGTCCAACGATAACTACTCCAGAAATTAAAGGGTACGTTTACTATAAACAGAAATTTGGTTCTCCGATGTTTGGTTGGGAAAAATGGTTTTTGCCTTCTAAAACTAACAGAGGTAGATTAGCTTATGCTACACAAAGTTTTTATTTAAAAAATCAACAATTTCAAGACATTAAGAACGTGCCTACTGGAACGCTTTTAGGTGTTAAAACAAAATTTAAAAACGAATATGATAATGAGGTTTTTTGGGTAATCAAAAATGAAAACAAAGAATTGTATTATGCAAGTGAGAGAAATTTTAAAGAGGTAGATTCATTTGCTACTGTTGATGAAGCGGAACTTGTAAACCTTGTGAAACAAAAAGGATTATGTTACGATGGGGATGATTATGTGCCTATTTATATGTATGTTTTTGGGGATATTTTTGAAATTAAAGAAAAATTTGTTGGTAAATATAACCGTGAAACTGATAAATTTGAAGGTGGTTACAAAAATTTGTTAATTGAAAAATTTGGTATTGAGGTTGCTCAATGGCAAGAATCTTTAATTGATAACGCTTTGAAAACTAAATATAATTTTGACTTTGGAAATACTATTGTTTCTGAACGACCATATTTGTCTAAAGAAAACGATTTATCACATTCATTTATGATTGTTGATTTAGATGTAGATAGTGGTGTTTCTATTCAAAGACATTATGACGATTATGACCGCAATAATAGACGAAAAAAACAAGTTGATTATGGTAAAGATTATGGTAAAAAATCTGTAAGTTTATTTGAAGCATACGAAATTTGGTTTGGCTATAATGTGAATAACAATATGCTTGACAAAACCACAGTAGATGACATTAAAAACTTATATTTCAGAAATGGAAATGTATTTTTGTCTGAAGCATCAAAAGAAAAAAATAAAAAAGACCAAGAAAAAGAAAAAGACGAAAGACGTATTTTAGCTAAAATTGAAGGCGATAAATATTATTCTGAATTTTTGGCTACTGCATTGACAAGAGCCGATTTAATGGGTTTAAATTTAATTTTCAATAAATCATTCAACAATTTTGTTACTTACGATTTAAGTAAAGTTCCAGTAGGTTTTGAAGCTAACAATAAGATTTTTAATTTAGATAATTTTAGATTAAAACCAGTTCAAAGAAACGGTTTAGCGTTTTTAAATATTAACAATTCTGGATGCCTTGCTTATGATGTTGGTTTTGGTAAAACATTGACTGCTATTCATAACTTAGCAATGTTGCTAAAACAAGGGTCAATAAAAAGACCGTTAATTGCCGTACCTAAACAAGTTTATAAAAACTGGATTTACGAAATGTTCGGTTATTGGACTAACGGTGCTGAACGAAATACAGTTGCTTTCAAGGATTCACATTTTGTCAATGGTGCTTTAACTGGTTCTAAATACAAATTAAATGATTGGTTCAATTTAGGAACTAACAGAAGCGTAGAAAATAAAGAAATTCCAGAATATACTATTACTTTAGTAACGTATCAAGGTTTGGAAAAAATAGGTTTTTCTGAAAAATTACATAGTGAAATAGCGGATGACTTTTTTGAAATATTAAATGTTAAAAAAGAAGTTGAATCTGAAAGAGCGATTGAAAAAGAAAAAGAAAAAACAGAAAGTTTAGTGGGTAAAGCATTGGCTAAAACTGAATACGATATTGATGTTTTAGGATTTGACTATATGGTTTTAGATGAAGCACACGCTTTTAAAAACATATTTGCATCTTTTAGCATACCAGAAGAATTTAGAGATAGTTGGAGAATGGGCAAAGGAACACAATCTTCAAGAGCATTAAAAGCATTTACATTGTCTTTGTATATTCAAAAAAGATACAATGGAAATGTAAATATGCTTACTGCAACACCGTTTACAAATTCGCCCTTAGAGTTGTACTCAATGTTGTCTATGGTAGGTTACAATTACTTGTTAAATTCAAACATAAATAACCTATTCAAATTTTTATCGTTATTTATTGAAACGCAAGTTGAATATACTGTTGATTATAAGCAAGATATTGTTTTAAATACAGTTATCAAGTCATTTAAAAATAAAAACATACTTCGTGATATACTTTACAGATATTTTGATTATCAAGACAATCCAATTGATGCTGGAGTAAAACGACCTTGCAAAGTTAATTTCCCTAATAAAGAAACATCAACATTTTTACAAATGTCAGATTTGCAAATTGAAGCACAAGCTATGGTTATTGAGGAAGCGGATAGCTACGATAGAGAAACAAATAGAGGAGCAGTAGGTAGAGCGTTGTCGTGGGCAAAATCAAACGCCTTTAGTCCTTATTTAATTCCAAACATAGAAATGTACACGGATTTAGACGAGTTTATAAATGAAAGTCCAAAAATTAAATATACAATTGAATGTATAAAGACAGTAAAGGAATTTCACGAGAATTTAAAACAAGAATGTAGCGGTCAAGTTATCTATTCAAATAGAGGTAAAGATTTGTTTAAAGACTTCAAAAAAGCATTGGAACGTGAATGTGGTTTCGTAAAAGGAGTTAAATTTGGTTCAGAAACAGTTGATGAAGTAGAAATCATTACGAGTAGCGGAACAGAAGCGGAATCGGATAGAAAAGAGTTAATTAAAGATGCTTTTAATGAAGGTTATGTAAAAGTAATAATCGGTACTGCTACAATTCAAGAAGGTATCAATTTACAAAAAAGAGGTACGGTACTTTACAATTTAGATTTAGATTGGAATCCGACTGCATTTAAGCAATTGGAAGGTAGAATACACCGACAAGGAAATATGTTCAAATATGTACGTATTGTAGTGCCTATGTTGCAAGATAGTTTAGATAGCTTTCTTAATCAAAAATTAGATGAAAAAGCCAAAAGAATTGCTTCTATTTGGGATAAAGAAAATAAGCTAAATGATTACTCTGTTAGCGATGCTTTAGACCCGATGGAAATAAAGTTTAATCTTATAAAAGACGAAAATAAATTAGTCGCTATGAGGTTGGATATTAACAAGGAAAAAGCTAAAAAAGAATTTGCAGTTAGTGAGGATAAATATAAGACTTTCGACAAATTAAACGAAGCTATACAAACTTTTGAATACTATAAAAAAAGCAATCTTGTTTCGGTGGATGACACAGTAAATAATTTCAATAAGTATTTGCAAATGATTGACAAATATTTAAGCGAAAAAGACGCAGAATGGAATAAGACTAACAAAAAAGTAGTAACTGATTTAAAGACTAAAATACAAGAGGTTTTAGATATGTACGAAGATTATCGAATAAATGGTGTTTGGAAGTCATTATTTGAATTTAAACGTGCTTGTGACAATAGAAAATTTATAGCAAATACAAAAGGAGAATTTGGAGATTATGAAATTAATTATCCTAATTTAGCTAGAAAATACAATAATGATTATTATGCTCAATTAAGTGCATTTGGTTATTCTTTTGGTAATTTAGTAGCATCTTATGGAACTGCTAAAAAATTAGAGAAAAATCTATTACAACCATACGGATTGACTATGTTTGATGATTTTTCAAATATTAAAAGAGAGTATTTAGACAATTATGAAAAAGCTAAAAACAATTTAGAATTTTTAGATACAGAGGATTATAAACAAAGTGTACTTGCTGAAATAAGAAATGAATTAGAAAAAAGACAAGGGGATATTGGTTCATTAGAGGATAGAGTTGATGCGTTTGCCAACACTAACAATTTACTTACATATCCATTTGTTGATAAAGAAGCGGACAACTGCGAAGCACCTAAATCAGAAAATTTAGAAGCGGTTAAATACATTAAAGAGGAATTGCTATTGACAGAATATCTTGATGTTGATGATATGGATTTATTAACAACTAAAAAGAAACTGAATAAGCTAAAAGACTTTTTCAATTATTCCGAATTACAAGTTGTTAAATCAAATGTTTCTGAATATTCAGATAGTATTATCGACCTTTACAAATACATTAAAGAAATCCCAGAATTAAATTCAACTGATGGAGAAATAGAAAAAACCGCTTATTTACATTACTTTAGCAGTTCAAGTGATTGGTACATTGTTGAATTAGGTAAAGGCGATATATTTGATGACGATAATGATATGCAAAAAGAAGCGTTTGGCTATGCTATTTTGAATGGCGATATGCAAAATTCTGAATATGGGTGGATGAATATTGATGAAATCAAAAAATATGCTGAATTGGATTTATATTTCACTCCTACAAGTTTAAATAAAATTATTGCTAAACGTAAAGGCGAAGATGAAATAGACGAAATTGCTCACGAATTAGACAAAGCTACTGATATTGTTGAACCGACTATAAGTTCAGAACAAACAGAAATTTTGGAAGCTATTGAAACGTTGGAATTATTATTAGAATATTCATCTAAAAAAGAGAAAAAAGAAATTAACGAAGCTATTGAAGTTTTACAAATACTATTAGATTAACAAAAAAACAAATATTATGAATACTGAAAAAATTGAAAAGTTAAAAAAAGGATTGACTAACAGTCAAATACCAGAAAGTTTAAGAGAGAAAATTAGACAACAAATTAGTAGGTTAGAAGCGGAGGACAACGCTTCTAAACCAGCTCCTAAAGAGGAAGCGCCAACTGCTAAAGAAACAGTAGCTCCTAAAGTAGCTAAAGCACCAACGGTAAGAAAACCAATAGAAAAAAAGGTTGTCGCACCGAAAAAAGAAACTGTTGGTAAAACTACTGCTATGTCGTTGGCTAAAGAAATCCGTAAAGATGGAGAGAAGTGGACTGATGCAGTTAAACGTGCTGGAACTCAAATGAAAAAAGGAACTACTGAAGTTAAGAAATCGACAAAAACAGAAATGCAAAAGTTGTTAGCGTTGGTAAAAAGACGAAAAGAGTTGAAAGGTATTTCTGGAACTAACTTAAAAAGAGATGCACATAGAACCGCTTTGCCAAAAGGTAAAAGAGTTTCTGAAAACGGAAAAGTATATTACGAAAATAGAGATAATAGAACCGACAGACTTGCGCCTAACTATCCAAAAGATGCTCCGTTATTAGAATTAGGCGGTGGGGTTGATGAAACAAAATATTTTCCACATTATGCACCTCAAGCTGGGGGGTTTGGTAAAATTTATTCAAGTGAACTTGATAATGGTAGTCAATATACTTATGGACAACGTTCAGATAAAACATACGGAAAAAGTGATGATAATAGAGGTTATTTATACAAAGAAAACGGTATTTATTTTGTAAACGGATTTGAAAATGGAAAACATTTTTCTGAAAGTTTTGACAAATTTGTCGATGCTAAAAAGTTTTATTTATCTAAAAAAAATAAATCATACGAATTAGGCGGTGGAGTTTGGAGTAAAGAACAAAAATTAGCAGTTGAAAAATTGGATGCCGAATTTGAAAAAGCAGTTGAAAAAGAGGGTATAAACCCTTACTCAAAAGAAGCGAGTAATTTTTGGAGAAGTGGTGGTTTTCAAAAAAAAATGGGTAAAATATTTAATAGAGAATACGAATTAGGTGGAAACATACAAACCGATTTAGCTGGTCATACTGGAGGTACATTAGGTACTGGAGATTCAAGTTTGTTAGATGGTTTTAGCAATACTACCTATACTGGTCAAGTTGGAGAAACTGGTGCTATGTCAAGTGGGGAAATGTTTGCAAATGGCGGTGGGGTTAGTCAAGATTTATTTGAAGATTATAAAAAACAACCTAAAAAATTGGCTAAAATAGTTGATTTTTATATGGAAAAATTTGAGGAAGGCGATTATGATTATGAAGATAGTCAAAAATTTTTGAAAGAGGTTGAATCAGTTGGGTACACATTTGATTACGGATTAGATAATGAACCTTATGGATTAAGACCAATAGGAACAAAATTAGAGGAATACGAATTAGGCGGTGGACTTCCATCTGGTGTGGAGCAACATTATGTAAATTATTATTTAGGCGAAGGAGCAAGTCAAGGTATTTATGCTAATGGTGGCGAAATGCGTGACTACAGAGAAATGGAAGATAGTTATGCCAAAGGCGGTGGAATAAGTACTAAAAATGGTAGGGATTATTCAACTGGCAGAAACTGGACTAATGACCACAGACACCATAACAAAGGAGAAGATTACGAAGTGCCAATCAGTAAAAGAAAGAGATTCGATAATGGTGGCAAAATTGACAATGAATTTAATTATAAAATGTTGAGTAGATTGTCATCTGATAATGATTATTACTTAGGTAACGGAAATAGGTCTGAAAAACATTTATGGGCGGGTAATGTAGATGCTCAAATAAAAGAAATGAAACGGTTATGGAATAATTTACCTAAAGATGCTAAACCCGATTGGTTAACGATGCAAGATATTTTATCATACGAAAAAAAAATGAAAAATAAATTTTCAAAAGGTGGGGATTTAGGCATTGAAGAAGAAATCGATTTAACAGATGACAAAAGGATTCGAGTTAAAGAATTGACTTACGAATATAAAAAACCAACCGCAAAGGAATTGTCAGAAAAACACAATGCTGGAGCGTATGAATTTATGGAGCAAGATAAAATGATGTCTGGTGGCAAAACTACATTTCAAGACAAGTCAAACGCAATAGCAAAAAGATTTGTAGGTAAAAATGTTGAACCTAAATATCAAAAAGAATACGGTAAGGTTTATTCTAAAGACGAAGCCAAAGAGGTGGGCGACAAGATTACTGGTAGTATGGTTGCCAAAGAAAAAATAATGACTGGTGGGAAAACCAAAAAAGGCAACGGAGGTGCTATGCTATTAGCAAAGAAAATCCGTAAAGATGGCGAGAGCTGGAATGATGCGGTAAAACGTGCTTGGGCGCAGTTAAAATAGGTTGATTAATTCATTAAAAGGTAGCTAATAAAAAAGCTACCTTTTTTTGTTTTTTAAAATAATTTTACTCTCAATGCCTTGTTATTGAATAAATTATTATATTTGTAGTTAATTAACTTAAATAAGTAAAATTTAACTATGGAAACAATTAACAGTATTTTGGCAAAGTTGCAAAATAAGGTAACACCTTCAATTGCAAAAAGATTAGATGGATTACAAGCGTTAAAAGAAAAATCAGAAAGCGCAAGAGAGGAATATGAAGCAGAACCAACGGATGATTCTTTAGCTGAATTAAATGAGATTTTGGAATATATCGAAGATACGGAACAAGATTTGATTGAGGATATGGAAACGCTTTTTGAGAAAAAACAAAGAGATGCAAAGCAAAATGCTCAAAATCAAAATGTACCACCAGTTGCTCCAATAAATCAACCTATTAAAGAGGATGAAAAAGAGAAAAAAAGCGGTATGGGTGTAGTAGGTTTAGTTTTAGGGGGTTTGTTGCTTGTAGGTAGTTTAGGAGCAATAAATTATTTTAAAAATAATAGGTAGAAAAAAAATAAAGTGGATATAAAAAAGAAAATATTTTTAGGCGTAGGTATTGTAGGAGTTGCGGTAGGCGGTTTTGTGCTTACCAAATATCTTACAAGAAATGTTAGAAAAATTAGGGGTGGTACAGTTACCTTACAAACGTTTGATACCCCAACAAGTGAAGAACCTTTAACCGAATAGATATGTCTTTTACAAAAATAAAAATAAAAGTTCCCGATGTTAATCGTACCTACGTGAAAGGAAGCTATAATTATTCTAAACCAGAAACAATTAAAGCGAACACGGATGTAATGAACACGATTTATAAAACCTATGGAGGTTACATTGCTAAGTGGGGCGAAGTGTTTGATGTTGACGATTCAATTATAACTGGATTTATTGCTACTGAGAGTGGCGGTATTAATGTTGGCAAAAACAATTATAGTGCAGTAGGGTTAATGCAAATGACACCCGATGCGGTTTGGGAAATGATTTCTAAATGGGATAAAATTGTAGGTAGTCCTTTGCCTAAAGTTGCAAAGGAATATTTTAACAAAATAATTCCATCAAGTAAGAAATTTGACCCAAATGTATTGCCTACTACTTCGGTAACAAATGAAATATTGAACGCTTTAAAAATACCAGAATTTAATATTGCAGTAGGTACTGCAAACATACGTTGGTTGTTAGAAGCGTTTAAAGACAATAGTGGCGCAAACATTAACAAAGTTATGGTATCTTACAACTCTGGATATTATGCTTCAAAAAGTAAGGTTAAGAGCAGTCAGACAACCGAGCAAATGATAAATAATAAAATTTTCAATTTAGAGAGTAGAGGTTATTTATTAAAAATGTTAGGCAAAAATGGATTTTTGGATTTATGGTTTAAAAACAAATAATTAAAATCGATATAAAATGAAAAAAAACGCAATGTATTTAGTAGGAGGATTAGCAGTCTTAGGAGCTGGTTATTATGTTTGGAAACAAAATAAAAAAAAAGAGTGTAAATGTTCGGAAGATGAATATAGCAATGCTACTGGTAAACTTACTCGTTGTAAAAGACCAGATGGTACTTATTACACAACTACTTGGAAACAATGTATTAATGGTGCTATAGCAGTTTAAAAAATGGCTTACAAAATATTACCATACTCGTATGCACAAGCAAAAAGAATAGGCGTTGAAATTAAACCTTCAACTAATATTTTGAAAAAGATTGATGTATTTAAAAATGGTATCAGAGTTGCCCGAATAGGTGCAAGAGGTATGAAAGATTACCCTACTTATTTAGAAAACGAAAAAAGTGGATTGTTCCAAAAAGGCTACGCTAATCATAGGCTAAAACTATATAAAGAACGACACAAAAAAGACAGAAAAGTAAAAAATAGTAATGGTTGGTATGCCGACCAAATATTGTGGTAAATGGCGTTAGTATTTGAAGATAAAGTTCCAGCATCATATAGAGTTGATTTTATAAATAAAGTCAAAAATATATCTAGCAAATTAAACATTGACCCAAATTGGTTGATGGCAATTATGTATTGGGAAAGTGCTAAAACATTTTCTCCAAGTATTACTAATCCAATAGGTGCAGTAGGACTTATTCAATTTATCCCAAATACTGCAAAAGGTTTAGGAACAACATCGAGTGCTTTAAAAAACATGACCGCAGTTCAGCAGTTAGATTATGTGTATAAATACTATTTACCTTACAAAGGAAAGTTGAAAAACTATATAGACACTTATTTTGTTACTTTTTTCCCATTAGCAGTAGGTAAGCCAGACGATTATGTTTTGCAGACTAATTCTCTTTCGAGTTCTTTAATAGCGTCGCAAAACCCAGCTTTTGACACCGACAAAAATAAAAAAATACAAGTGTGGGAAGTCAAGAAAATTATGCTTGAAAAATTACCAAGTGAGTGGTTGAAAAATGGTAGTTTCTCTTTACTTGTAAAGTCTTATAAAGGATATTTATTAGTAGGATTGACTTTGCTTTTAGGCGGTAGTTATTATTTATACAAAAAATTAAAAAAATAGACTATGTTAGAGCAAAATGCTAAACAAGACGAAGAAGTAATAAAAAAAGAGGTTAATACCGAGTTACACAAGCACCTATCTACTATTTTTGTAGTAGTGGGTATTATATCATTTACGTTAGGTGCTATCGTGAATTGGTACACTATTAAACGTTTAACAATGGGAGGTAAAAGCTAATGAAAATATACGGAACAGTAGTCGATTCTAAAGGCGAACCTTTAGCTTTGGCAAACATTACAATTAGAAACGGAAATCAATCGGGAAAGTTTGGAACTACCGCAGATATAGATGGGAATTTTAGTTTAGAAAACGAAATAATTAATGACAATTCATTATTTGAAGTTAGCTATTTAGGTTTTCAATCAAAAACATTAAAACCGAGTGAATTACAAGGTAAGTCAATTACTTTGGTAGATGCGAACCCAATAGAATTAAGCGCAGTAACGGTGTTTGGAAAACCTTTACCTAAAAAAGCATCAAACACATTGTCTAATTTCAAAGAACACCTTTCAGCGCATAAATACGTGTACGCTGGTTTAGGAGGTTTGGCTGGAATATTATTAATAACATCAACATTAAAAAAATAAAAATGGAAGCAGAAGTAACAGTAGCTACGCCAGTAGCGCCAACCCCAACACCAGCACCAGTTGTTGCGCCAACCCCAGCACCAGCTCCAACACCTACTTATGAAGATGGTGGTGCATTTGAAAATAAAGCTAAAGCAAGTTGGAAAATGGTAGATATACTAATTATGGCATTATGGATTGTAGTACCAATTTACGGTATTATGTATTACAGAAAAGCAATTAAAAAACTTGACGAACAACCGAGCGCAGATGAGTTTGATAATATGACTGGCGATATTGAGGAAATAAAATACAACGTTCAAAAAGCGTTAGGTAAAAAATATCAAAAAACTTAGTTTATGTCACAAATAGGAAACAACCCAAGTGGAGGTTTAGTAGATGGTGGTGGCGCAAAACCGCTTGATTTCGGAACAGTAAATCAAATTCAAGACTATACTGCTCCGATTGATATAGATAAATTTAAAAAACAATTTTCAGTAAAACCGACAATTACAGATGGAGGAATGTGTTTAAATGACGAAGGTAAAAAAGTTGGATGTAATAGCTTAATTACAAATGGAAAAGCACAACTTCCATCAAAAAGTAAAGGTTATTATTTTAGAAAATTAGCTGGTGCATACAATCAAAATTTGATTATTGCAGTAGTTTTAGTAGCTGGTTATTTTGCATACAAAAAATTTAAAAAATAAGATTATGAAAAATATGACAACAATGCACGTAGCTTTATTTGGCGGTGGAGTATTAGTAGGTTATTTGATTTGCAAGTTTATGAAAAAATAAATTATGCAAAGTAGAGGGTTAGGCGATACAATAGAAAAAATAACTACCTTTACGGGAATTAAAGCTATTGTAGAAAGTATAACAGACGATTGCGGTTGTCCAGCTAAAAGAGATTGGCTCAACGGTAAAGTGCCTTACAATACTAATGAATATAAAAAAATATTAAAATTTTTCAAGAAATAACCTATGGAATTTAACGAAATAACTTATGGTAATCCAACTGTTCAACAAAAGCAATTACTCGACCACAATTGTATGGTTGATGACTTGTTTGACAAATTAAAATTAAACGTTTGCCCTCTTAATGATTCTGAATTAGTTAAAGACGAATTGAATGAAATTGTTGACTGTTTAAAATCTATGGAGGATGTCGATAATTTAGGTTATCTTAAAAGATATAAAGCATACGATAGGAATTTGCTACAAGTGATTAATACTACTTTCAAACAGAAAGGAATTGATGTAGAGGACTTGACTTCAAGTATTGTTTTAGATATTCAAAATCTTATTATGAAATTGAAGTTTTATTATAATAGACCAAGACCAAATCAATTGGCAAATTATTATAAATTAAAATTATTTCCTCAAAATAGCTATGTTGCTTTCACACCTTCTTTTCCTTCGGGTCACACCGCAGAAGCGTATGTGATATTAAATGTAATTTCAAGTAAATACCCAACATACCATAGCTATTGCAAAGAGATAATTGAGGATATTGCTTATAGTCGTGTTTATATGGGGGAGCATTACCCAACAGACAATGATTTTGCTAAAGTAGTGGGAGCGCAAATTTTAAAGCACCCAGAATTTGCTAAAAAATACGGAATATAATGCTACATCCAGAATATGACTTACAAGTCGCAGTATGTAGATATTTGTCGTACCAATACCAAGATATTGATTATATGTCTGATACTATTGCAAATTTGAAATTAACTAAAATGCAATCCGTTAGAAATAGAAATATTCAAAAAAACGGGTTCAAATGTCCAGATGTAATAATTTTTGAACCGAGAAACGGTTTTCACGGATTATTCATAGAGTTAAAGGTTGCAACGCCATTTAAAAAAGATGGAACGATTAAAGCAAGTACAAACGACCATTTGAAAGGTCAATTGGAAACAATAGAGAAATTAAACGCAAAAGGATATAAAGCGTGTTTTGGAGTTGGATTTGAACAGACTAAAAATATAATTGATGAATACTTAAAATAACAACAAAATATGAACCAAGAAGCAACTAACAACATATCTAACGTACTCAAAGAGTTAGATAAGACAATCAATGTAATCGGAACGGAACGACTTATAGAAATCCTTGTTTATTCTCGAAAGAATAATATCCAAATTACAACAGACCAAATACTACAAGCAGAAAACATAATTAATGTTGTATGTGAGGAATTTGAAATGACTTTAAGCGAGTTCTTTTCAGCAAAAAGAAAAAACAATAGGCGTAGTGCTATTGGAGTTTGCGCTATGTTTTTACAAAATAGAGTAAATTTAGATAACTCAAACATATCTTTTATTTTAAAAAAACCCGAAAATCTTACTTCGATTTATAAAAATGAAATAGTATCTTTGAACTCGGCACACCCAGTTGATAGAAAAACATTAGAAAAAATAACAAATATAAAAACCAAATTAAATACATTGAAAGATGAGCAATAACCAAGAAACAGAACAAATCTATGCGGAAGTAGTAGAAACGGTAGGGAATGACTTTTCGCCTTTAGATGCACCAGTAAAGCAACGAAGCTATACCAATCACAAGGTTGATGAAAACCAAGTAATGCCCGATATTGAAGAACCTAATTTTCAAGCGCCTTCATATTCAGATTTTGAAGAAACTGTAGAAACTGAAAAAGAACCAGACAGAGTATTCAACGAATCATATTCCGAACTCGATGGTAAAGAAAAAACTATGGGTGCGGAAATGATGGCTGAAATGACTTTAGACCTTTACGAAAAAGGTTGCGGTTTGTTGGGTAAATTTCCAGAAATTTCAGAAACTAAATTAGATAGATTAATTGCAGAAGGGGAAATCAATGCCGATATTACTTTGACTACTGAAAGTGGCGATGTGCCAATTAAAGATTTTGCATTAGAATATAATGAGAGTATTAAAGAAGCGTTTTACGTTACAGATGAATTTAAAGAAAAAGTAAAACCACCATTAATTCGTGTATTCAAAAAACGTGGAGTAGGTATGACCGATGAGCAATTATTGGCATATTACTTTATTACCGATTTAGGTACAAAAGGAGTTCAAGCATTTATGTTGAGAAAAACTGCAAATAGCATTTTAGATTCATTAAAAGAAAATACGATTGCTATTAGAGAAAGTCAAGCGGTTAGACAACAACCAGTTCAACCAGCGCAACCTACACAGTCCGCACAACCAACTCAACAAACAGTATCAAACGATGACGATTATGCTGAAATACAAAGCGAAGTAGTTTATGACAAACCAAAAGCAAAAGCAAAACCAATGACACCTTTGCAAGAACAAGTTAGTTACTTTGAACCAGAGGAGGAAAGCGTTTATTCTCAATTAACCGATAGAGGTGGTTTTAAAGATGAATATGTAGCGCCAAGCGGTATGCCTACATTTGGCGACAAAGATATGTTATCAGAATTAGAAAGGTTAAGCGGAGAACCGATTAAGCCAGTTAGAAAAATGAGAGCTAAAGCAAAAGCACCAGCTAAAGCGCCATCTAAAAAACCAAGAGCAAAAAGATAATGGAAGAAAGAGAGCCAAAACTAATAGTAGCAGTAGGTCGTAAGGGTTGTGGGAAAACCTTTACGACTAACAAAATGCTTGTGAAATACATATCTGGAAATCCTTCTGCTGGAGTTGTAGGTAGAAAAGTTCTTGTTGTCGATGTTAATGATGAGTATGAAAATATAAAAGCATTAAGAATATCAGATGTTATGAAGTTTTCTGTTCATCCAAAAGTTGAAGCAAGGCGAATAAGACCATTTAATGACGATGGGGTTACAATGACAACAAGAGAGCTACAAGAAACGTTATTTAAAATTCTAAAAGATTTTAGAGGGGGATTGCTCCTTATAGAAGACCCATCAAAATTTTTATCTGATGCTTTGCCTAATGATTTAATGGGTGCTATTGCAACCAATAGGCACAAAGATATGGATATTGTTATGCATTTTCAGTCTATTGGTAGAATAACGCCTAAAATTTGGCAAAACTTAACTCACATTCGTTACCATAAAAATACGGATGGAGTTGAAAAGAATAAAAATAAATTTGAGGATAAGTACGAGTTAATGAAACTTGTAGAAAATTATGTAGATAGGGAATATGATAATGGCGATAAGAGAGTTTATGTTTATGTTGATATAGAAGATGAAAAAATAAAAAACATAGACAAGACTAAATTCGATAAAATCGTAGAGGAATATGTAATAGAACATCAAAAGAAATTGATTTCTCCAATGGTAAGTAAAAACAACATATTCAAAAACTCAAAAGTTTATACCCCAGAACAAGCATTGAAATTTCAAAAGGATAGAATTATTAATTATTACACTTAATCAATGTCAAGACAAGAATACATCGACAAATATTTGTCAAAATGGGTAAGTAGAAAATTGGTAGTATTTGTAATTGCTTCGGTAGGTTTATTTACTGGAAATTTAGATGGTACAAATTGGGTTGTCATTTCAACCGCTTACATATCAATTGAAGGGGTAACAAGTATTGTAGAAAAAATTTATAAATCAAAAGTATAATGGATAAGTCAACGCAAGATAGAATAGCAAAATTACACCCAAAAGTTAGGGGCGAAATGAAAACTATAATTGACGAATGTAATCTTTTATTATGTGGTCGCTCACAAGTAAGAATATCGCAAGGTTTAAGAACTTTTGCGGAGCAAGATGCTTTGTATAAGCAAAAACCAAAAGTAACAAATGCTAAAGGCGGTCAATCAATACACAATTTTGGATTTGCAATTGATATAGTTTTGATTATAGATGGTAAAACTGCAAGTTGGGATATACACAAAGATTGGGATAAAGATGGGGTTTCCGATTGGGATGAATGTGTAAGAGTATTTGCAAAATACGGTTGGAGCTGGGGAGGAAGTTGGTCGAGTTTTAAAGATTTCCCTCATTTCGACAAAATAGGATTTAACAATTGGCGAGTATTAATCAATAAGCAAAAGGATTCCGAAGGGTATGTAATTGTATAACAATTCAAAATTATGAACACAACAATTAACAAAAACAGAATATACATAGTTGTTTTAACAATCGTATGCTTAATTCTACTCTCACAACTATTTAAAAAATGTGAGAGTGAGAAAGTGCAATTATCAAATGTGGAAGCATTAAATAGTCAAGCTAAAGTTTACAAACTAAAGAACGGTCAATTAGTAACTAGCGTAGAAAATTTGTTTTATACCAATAAGCAATTAAAGAACTCAATTATTATGAAGGATAAAAAGGTTAAAGAATTAACCGATAAATTCTCGAATATAAAAGTAGTCACTAAATATGTTACCAATACTAAGTTTGACACGATTACATTAGCTTACAAAGATTCAGTACCTTGTAACTTTGAAAAAACAGATAGCGTATTAAAAGAGTGGTATCATATTGCTTACAAGTCAAATCAAAAAGGAATTACTATTACTGAACTATCTATACCCGATAGCGTTATTATTGTTAGTGGCGAAAAGCGTAAATGGTTTTGGGGCAAAAAAACAAGTGTTACCGATATTACACATTCTAATCCGTTTGTACAGACAGAGCAAATACAACGTATAGAAGTTAAAGAGCCAACCAAGTGGTATAATAGCACTATTTTTAAAATAGGTATTGGATTCATTGGCGGTTCTTTACTATTTAGATAAAAATCTTTTTATATATTAATCAAATACCCATCGGAAACGTTGGGTTTTTTTATGCTCAATAACTAAAAGAAAATGTTTTGTTAAAATTATTTCATTTTACTTTCAAACAAACGCCTTGTTACAATACATAAAACTTATAATTTTGGTTTAATATTATATCTGTGTATAATTATTTTAAGTATTAAAAATTAATTCATTCTGTAATGAAAAACGAAATTGTATCAGTAGGAAAAACATTACTTATCGTAATCGGTGGGGTTTTGTTAGCAAATTATTTAGACAGAAAGTATTTGTCTGCAAAAGTAAGTTTGCCAACCGAAGTAAAAGAGTAAAAAAAAGATTAAAAAAAATTATTAAAAAAACAAAAAAATGTCAGTAAGAAATTATTTAGCGAAAGCACAAAGAAATGCAATGGAGAACTTCTCTAACGCAGACGGATTTATCGATGGCGATTTGTCATTTACTGGAGATGACTTCTTCAACGCTGGTGGAGATTCAATGGGTCAATCAGTACAAACTTCTCAACCATACATCGTAGATATTACATCTACTTCTGGTTCAGCAGTAGCAAACTTTGAAGTATTAGGTTCATACCAATACATCAACAACGCTGGTTTCACGGCTGGTGGAAACTTAGTAATTGGTTCAATTACAATTAGTTCTGGAATTTCAGATATTTCTTATAGAGAAATGTTGTACCAATTTATGAACAACCCTTATTCTGTTGGTTTAACTTACATCCAATCTGCAACTGCTAACCAAGTGTTAGAAACTTTAAGTGTAAACACTAAAGATGCAAATGGTAATTTAGCGCAAAAGACTTTAGTTCCGACTATTGACCCTTACCAACAACAAACTACAATTATTGCAATGAAATATGCTTACCGTATTGATGGTTTCACAAAAATCATTATTCGTCAAGTATTGGCAAATGCAACTGTAAAACTTTACTTCTACCCAGCAGACAACATAAACCTTGCTCGTGCTTTAGGAGGACAAAATGTAAGCAGACAATTCGGTACTCCGCCAGTTACTAATGGTCAAACTATTAGAATTAAAGCGTAATTATCTTTGGATAAATCGAATTAGTGTATAATAAAAAAGAGAGCAAGTCTGATTTAATCTAACTTGCTCTTTTTTGCTTAAAACCGATAATTATGTCAGATTATAATGATATTGCAAAAAGAAATCCACAAGGTTCTGTGGCAGTTATAAGTTCATTTGGATATGAAATACTTGATAGAAGTAATTTAGGACAAAGTTTAAATGAATTGATAGCACAAGAAGGCGAACCAGCATTGCGTAAAGTAATGGAAATACACCCAGACAAAGATGTTATTTTGGAATTATTTGGTACTACGGTAACTGATAACAAAAAAGATTGTGGTTGTTCCTCTTGTAGTAACAAACATAAAGAACGTAACGAGCATTATATGAACGCTACTGGAAGCGAAGCGGTAACGAATACCAATTCAAATACTTTGGCGCATCAAACAAATGTTATTTTGGTTGTAGCTACTTTATTTATAGCAACTGCATTAATTTTAAAAAACAAATAAAATGAGTACACAAGTAGATTTAGGAGCAAAAGTATTGTTATACGTTGTTCATAATTTTAGAAGCAAAGTCGTTGCTTTGCTATTAAGAAATGGCGTAGTAGTTCCAAGTGGTTCTACTGATGTTCAAGTAGCACAACTCGTAACTGAATTATTAAAAGTTTCAAAAAACTTTTATGCTGAATTTATGAAATTACTATCAAGTAAAGAGGTAGTAGGTGGATTGGCATCATCTTTTGATGGCTATGCCAATGCTGGTGGTGCTTTTGATACCTCTTTGGGGTATAAAAGTCAATTCGCAACAACTGATTTTTTAACTAAAACACCAGTAAGTGATTTAGCAAATAAGTCAATTGATTCTAACACAAAAAAAAGCGGTGGTTTTGATTGGAATAAGGTTCTTTCTGGCGTAGAGTTTGGAGTGACTTCTTACTTACAAGCGGACAAAAATAAAACAGATAGAGCGTTGGCTAATGCTTCTGTAACGACTTCTCAAAATCAAGTGCTTTTATCACAAGGTGGAACAAAAACTGGTAGTAATACCAAAGGAGGTTCAAACACGGTTCTTTGGGTTGTATTAGGACTATTGGGAGTTGCTGGGGTTGGAACTGCGATTTATTTCGCTACTAAAAAGAAATAATTATGAGTTGGTTCGGAACGGAAAGCGGTCAATCCGCAATAGGTAGTGGTATTAATTTTGGTTTAGGAGCAATTGGTACTGCTATTTCATCCAATCAACAAAAGCAACTTTTAAAAGGTCAAGCTAATATTTCTGCTTTACAAGGCGAAAATGCTTTAGCGGTTGAAAGAGAAAGAACTAAACAAGCCGAATTAATGCTACAAGCACAACAACCAAAACAAGGCGGTAATACAACTTTATATATCGCTTTAGGAGTTGGTGGCGTTTTAGTTTTAGGACTTGTAATATTTGCAGTAACACGAAACAAATAAGGTTATGGAAGAAGTAAAAGATTATATGTCAGATGTTAAAAGTATAGTTAGCAAAGATAAACGAGATGTCTTGCTACATACTTCAAAAGCATCAGTAAGCGGTGCGGTAACTGGACTTGTTTTAGGGTTAATGATAGGACACTACAAAAACAAAAATGTTTATGTAAGCGGTCTTATTGGTGCTATCATAGGTGGGGTTGCTACTGCAATTTTAGTAACAAAAGAGTAATTAAAAATTATAAAAATGAAAAAACCAAATTTAGTAGGAGTAGTTTTAGGACTTGCTTTTTCAGTAGCGGTAATTTACGGATATGTTTGGATTATTGGTAAGGGTTGGAAAAAATCACAAGAATAATGAAGCGTATTCAAAGTCTATCAAAAAACAATAAAGTTTTGATAGGATTAGGTTTATTCGTTTTAGGATATTACTTTTATAGTCAATATTCTGAAAAACAGAAAGTTCAAGCGTTAAAAGATGGTGCAGATACACCATCAACTTAAAATTAAAAATTAAAAATTAAAAATTATGTTAGAAACAGTAGATTCAATATTGCCAACTTCAACACCTTTGGTTGAAACAGATAAGAAAAAAAATCTTACAACAACTTTAGTAAGTGTAGGAGCAAGTGTGTTAGTTCTTTTCGTAACCGTTTGGGTTGTTGGAAAAGCGTGGCAAAGAAGCCAAAAAGGATAATTCATTTATTATGAATAAAGCAATAGGTTATGTTTTAGTAATAGGCGGTATAGGTGCGTTATCGTACTTATACTTTGTCTATTACAAACCAAAACAATTAGGTATGCAAGATGCTATTAAAAAAAGTCAAGAAACTAAAAAATAACAACAATGGAGGAATTGCAAGATTTATTACAAAGCGGTCAAAGTGCTAACAAACTTTGGAAAGAAAGCGGAACTACTTTGAGTTTCAAAGATTGGATTCAAAGAGAAAAAGATAAAGGGGTAATTATACCAAACACTTTAGCTGAAAATCTTACGAAAGATATTAAAAATTCTCTTGGTATAGATGCTCCAGCTTCAAACATAAAAAAAATAGAAGCTAATAAAAATTTAGTTTTAGGATTAAATAAATGGGTTTTAATTTCAAGTTTAGTTATAATTGGTGGTGCTATTGGGTATAGCATTTACAAAAAAAGAAAATAATTATGAAGTTTAGGATGCAAACGAGATTTGACGAAATGTGTTTAGTTATTAAAGTAGCTACAACTACTCAAACAGTTGTCAAAATTAAAATATATGACGAAGCTAAACCTAAAACGGTTTTTACAGATAGGTATAAAACTGTAAATGGAGAGGAAACTTTTTATATACGATTGCCTTTGACTTCAAATTCATTAATTATTTGCATTTATGACGAGAAAATGGGCGATTTGCCGAAAGAAAAAACGCCAAACATAAAAGTACTTTCTATTGATAAAACACCTTTGGAAAAACGCTTAGATGTTATTGACATTCAAAATAAAAATGTTAGGTATTTTGTTGATTTCGCACAAAGATTTTGTTTCAATTCATCTTATTTAGCTACTAACAAATCATATCAATCGGACAATGGAGAATTTATGATTGAGTATGTACCTCAAATTATTGATAAAAACGGAAAAGTGATGAGTACACCAGCTCGTATATCAAAAATGACTGGTAGAATACAAGTATCAAAAAAATTATTTGATAATTATACAGTTCCTATGAGATTGGCAATTTTAACTCACGAGTTCAGTCATTTTTACGTTAATGAAAATATGGATGATGAAAGCGAAGCGGATATAAACGGACTTTTAATTTATTTAGGATTAGGCTACCCAAGAGTAGAGGGTTATCAAGCGTTTGCGGAAGTATTTAAAACGACACCGAGTGAACAGAATGGCAAAAGATTTCAAAGGATTGATAATTTTATCAGAAATTTTGAAAAAAACAAAATGGTTTTACAATAAAAAACAGTAATTATGAAATTAGACAATAAAAATAAAATGATTTGGATTTCTTTAGGTGCAATTCTATTGGGATTAGTCGTTGTTAGCAAATGGCTTAAAAATATGCCGAGTAACGTTAATTTAGATTCTTTGAATTTAGATTTAGTTTTATCAAAAGGTTCTACTGGGGATGAAGTTGCGGAATTGCAAAGAGTACTTGTAAATAAGTATGGAGCAGATTTAGGTTATAGCGGTGCTGAAAAAAACGGTGTAGATGGGGAATTTGGCTCTATGACAGAAAAAGCGCTACTAGAAGCTAAAGGAGTTAAAAAAATTAGTTTGAACGCCTTAAATCAATCTTAAAATGAACCATAAAGGATTTTATATAGTAGGAGGGGTTTTAGTCGTAGTTGGCTTGTATTTGTATTATGCAAAAAACAAAGAAAATCAATCGGTTTCAAATCCTATTTTAGGGGGTCAATCAGTTAGTGTACCGCCTATGGAAGTTCCTAAGAGTTTGGAACAAATTAAAGAAATTGAAATTGATAAAACCGTTCAACCTATTTTTGAAAGGTACGTTAAACTTCAACAAGCTATTTTAAAAAACACTTCTGGAAGTTTTGATACTATTTTAAGCAAACAATTGAAAAGTTTAGATTTAAAATTGAAAGGACTTGGTTATAAAGTTGAAAACCAAAATTTAATAAAATTATAAAATGGATAAAAAGTATATTTACATCGGTGGGGGATTGTTATTGGTTGGTGGATTAGTTTTTTTGTATATGAAAAACAAAAAGCCAATTAGTACTGTTTCTGCAATTACAAAAAGCGAAACACCTACGACAGATTCAGCAACAACGCCTACAACAGTAACACAAACAACAGACCCAGTTACGGGATTGCCAATTAAACCAGTTGTAAAAACATTAAGTGATGAAGATTTGTCAGCAATAAATTCATTGAGAGAAGAAATACTTGCGGATATTTCTAAAAGAAATGGATTTAAAAAAGCAAGTAGTCGTGCAAACGTACAGTCTGAAATAGATAAAAAAATGGTTAAGTTAAAAGCATTTGGATATGCACTTGACAATCAAAATAAATTAATCAAAATTAGCTAATTATGAAAGATAGTGCATTTAAAGTAGTTGCTTTATTGATACTTGTTGGTGGGGGATATTTCCTTTACACAAGAGTTCAAAAAAATAAAAATTTAGGCGATGTAGATACTATTATTTTGTCGGGTAATGCTTCCAACAAAACTGTTTTATTGACTTTTCAACCAGAATTTTTGTCAGCGTGGGCAAACGCAGTTAAAGACAATAAATCAACATTTGTTTTTAACAATAAAACTTACAATACAAAAGGTGGTTCAACTGTAAAAAAATAAAAAGATGAAATCAAATTATGTTTCAAATGTTGGGGATTTTATCTCAAACAATAAAAAACCATTACTTTACGTAGGTGGTGCAATAGCAGTCGTTGTTTTAGGCTATGCTTTGGTAAACAGATTGAAAGGTGGTATAGGAGGTTTTTTAAAAGATAGTTCAGTAGGAGCGACAAAATTCACGCCAATTGAAGTAGATGATAGCAAAACAACAATAAGTGATTCTATGGCTAATAGCTATGCTAATCAATTATTTAATTCGATGAAAGATGCTGGTACAGATAGTGGTATGATTACATCAATCCTTAATAAATTACAGAAAAAAGACGACTTTTTAAAAGTTTATAATGCTTTTGGTAGAAAAAGTTATTATTTGTACGGAGAACCTACTGCTGGTGCTTATCTTTTTGGATATAGTGATTTAGATTTAGTAGAATGGTTTAACAAAGAGGTTGGTTATTTGAATATGCCAACTTATAATTTGATTAAAAAAACAGTAACAAATGCTGGTTTAACAATTTAAAAAAAAATATATTATGCCTTTTCCAACAATAATTCCAAGTATTACTTTTGCAAATAGTCCAAAGTATCAAGGTCAAGTTAATACTCCAGTAGGTTCAAGCACAACAAGTACATTAGGTACGACATCAACAACGCCTACAATAGAAGCTACATTAAGCGACGAGCCTACTTCTGGCTCAACAACTGGCGGTGGCGCTACAAGTGGTGGAACAAGTGTGATTTTAGAGCCAACAATAGTTTCGCCAATTTTAAATAATGTAGAACAACCTATTTTAGACGAATCAAAACCATCTGTTGTTTCTGAAACCGTTAAAAATGTATTAGCTACATTACCTCCTTTTTTAGGTGGTGGTGGTGGCGGTGGTGGTGGCGCAAGTGCTACCGAACCAACTGTTGGTGCTACTGAAAAAAAACCTAACTATGTTTTGTACGTAGGTATTTTATTGGCGGTGTTAGTAGCCTATAAAGTTTTGAGTAAAAACAAATCTTAAATAATTTTTTATGGCAGTAGGTAAAGTTTATGATAGTGAAGAACTAGGGAGGATTAAAACTCTATTAAACACACAAGAAAGTTTATTGCAAAAAATTGATAAAGAAAAAGAATTTAGCGATAGAAAGGTGTTGCAATACACATTAGCGGTAGCTGGAATAGTAGTACTACTTGTAGGACTTAAATTTTTAGTTGGTAAAAAATAGATTATGAAAAAGAGTGTAGGTGCATTATTAGTAGTTAGTGGATTGGCAATTGTAGGTTATTATCTACTTACATTGACAAAGCCTAAAGATAGAGAAACTCAATTAGCTGAATTAGATAAAAAGGCTAAGGATTTGGCTACTTCTATGATTGATGTTGACACTTCAAATATTACTAAAGCAAAGCCTATTTTTCAGAAAATAGTATTTTGGCGAGATACAAAAGGAAGTGATGCTGAAACCTTAAAAAACAAAGCATTGTTGCCAATTTGGGTAATCGAATTACAAAAGTTAGGGTATCACGTAAACGGAACTGAATTAATAAAAGATTAAAAAACGAAAAATGGCAAAAGCATTAGAAGGTCAAAGTACACATAGTATTTTTACGGTTGGAAGTTCTGAATCGGATTACCAACAATCAGAAAACAATCCTAGAAGCACTTATATTCAAACCAAAGAAAGTAAAAGCGTTGAATATAAATACCCTTTAAAAGCAGAAAACTGTTATAAAACAGATGAAAATCTAAAAAATATAATTACTGAAATTGCTGACGAAACTAAAAAGTTAATGACTGGCGGAGGTAATAGAGAATATATAAAATCATTGCAACAAAGAAAAGAAACTTATGAAAATGCTTTTATATCAAATGATTGTAGAAACAAAATAGAGGAGGATAGATTAAAAGAAAGCGCAAATTTGCTTACAAAATCGGCTATAAATCAAGAAAAAAATGTAGTTGATAAATCTTTTAATTTGCAAAAAGTTTACATTGGTGTAGGAGCGTTGGTTTTGATAGTAGGATTATATGTTGTTTTAAAAAAATAAATTATGGCATCAATTCAAATTTTAAGTTCTCCTTGCTATACTAATCAATTGCAAATAGACGAAAAAGAAAAGTTTATGGATAAGTTAAAGTTAAGCGGTAAAGTTCCAGCAAATGTGTTGTTACTAAATCCTTACGAAACTTATAAATCATATTTTGATAAAAATCAAAAACAACTCGATGCTTTGATTGAAAAATATAAAGCGAACAATTGTGCTTCCGATACAGAAACAAAGCAATACAATAGGGATAAATGCTTACAAGCAAATAAAAATATTGAATATTACACTGCGGAAATTGCCAATTGGACACAACAAGCGTTAAATAATAAAAAAGCTGGGTCATTTGATGCTAATATGCTTTTTGCTGACAATTTAAGAACTGCTTTAGATAGTGCGAAAAAAGATTTTATAAAATATGGTTGCGAAGCGCAAGTAGAAGCAAGTAGGCAAGAGGTCGTAGCTGGAATATCAAAAGAGTATAGTGCTTATGACAAAGCAAGAATACAAGCCGAAAGCATTTACGAAAGAAATAAAAGGGTATTTTTTGGGGCGGTTGTATTAGTTGGTGCTTTAGCATTAATTATGACTATTACCAATTCAAAAGCAAAAAATTAAGATATGAAAAAGTGGTTATTTTTAGGGGGTTTTGGATTAGCTGGGTTTGGTTTATACCGATATTTTACTTATCAAGTAGGATTAGCTTTGAATTATGATTATAACATAAAAAACTTTCACGTTTTGAGCGTTGAAGGAAATAATGTCAATATATCAGTTGAATTTGATATTACTAATAAATCGAGTTTTGAAATAACTTTAAATAGTTATGATTTAGAATTTTATTTCAAAGATGTGAAGTTTGGAAGCACATTATCAAACACGCCAATTACCATACTTCCAAGTAGTAAATTTACTGTAAAAGCAAATGGAACTATTGATACAAAAGCAATTAAAGAATCTGCATTGACTTTAGCGAGTGATATAATTTCAAGAAAGCCAATAAATATTCAATTGTCTGGAAATATGAAAGTTAAATTTTTAGGTTTTAATTACACTTTAAAATTTGATAAAGAGAATTTTGAATATACTGCTGACCTCTTGAAAAGTTCGGGTATAGACAATGCTTTGCATAGCTTTGCTTTAAAAAATCCGAAAATAGCATCTGTTTTAAAGATAAAATAATTATTTTTACACTTGAAACTTAAAAATAACAACAAAATGGTACAAGTAATAGTTAAAAAGATTATGATTACTGGGTTAACAAAATATGCTAAAGCATACAATGTTCCAATATCAGAGGTTCAAATAAAAGTAACAAATGACATTGAAAGTACTGTAAATTATGAAATATGTTTGCAAAACAAAATTGTTGAAAAAGTTAGGTTTATTAATATAATGGATAAGAAAATAGATTTTTTAGGTTATGAGAGTGTGGCAAATCCTTTCTTGAAAAAATCTTTAGAAATGTTTTCAAAAGAAATAAATGTTGAATTGCAAGATGTTTGTTCTCACATAATTATGTATGTTGATGCAAATGGAGTTTCACAAATAGGATTGCAGTTTTTTAATAAAAATGAAAAAATTAAAAGCGTTAGTTTAACAAAGCATTTAGCCGAGTTAGGAATTTAATATAAAACAAAAAAAATGGCATTAGAAAAAACTACTAAAAAAGTAACCGAAACATTATCAGTAAGTTCTACTGATATAGACTGGATTAAAAGTACATTATCGCAAATGAGTTTAAAGATACAAGAAGTAGATGCTTCGTTGTCTAAATTAAATCAAACAGTCATTGGAGATAAAATTTATGGTCAAGTTGGTTTGCTAGAAAAAGTAGATACGCATAATGCTTACATTGAAAAAGACAAAGAGTTTAAATCAAGATTAATTGGTGGTGGATTAGTACTTTCTTTTGTTTGGGGGTTAGTTCTTAAATTTTGGAAAATATAAAAATATGAAAAAATTAATACGGTCAATAGGTAACAATGTAGTTACAACTCTTGAAAATAATTTAGAATTATTTGTAGATAATGAATCGGGAGAGTTGAAGATAAAGGATGGAATAGGTACTATTGAATTGTTGTCTAGTTATATAAAAAATAGCTTTTACAACAATGAAATTATAGCGCCTAAAAAACAACATTTTTTAACTACAATTGAAAACAATATATATTTAGATGAATTTCAAAAAAGGGTATTGCCTAATTTTGTTTTAAATACAAGCGTTCCAGTTGGTTATTTAAGGAACAATCGTATTACTATTCAGAATCCTCAAATTGGAACATATAATGTTTCAAATGATTTGACAGATTTGGATTACAATACTTTAATGAGTGCTGATTATGAAATTGTAGTTTCCGATTTGTCAAAAGATACCCCGATTAAAGTTTTATCAATAGGAGATAGTTATACAGATATTGGATGGTATGTTAAAAAAATGGGCGAAACCATACCTAATGTAACTCACGTAGGCAGTTGTAATTATGGCTCTGTAACTGACGATGTTAATCGTGAAGGAAGAAGTGGTTGGGATTTATTTAAATATATGAACGAAACTGGTTCTACTGCCGAAAACACAGTTTTTTCGCCATTTGTTCATCCTAAAGCGCCTTATGTTTATTATGGAAATACTGGGTTTTGGAAAAGGGTTTATGAAAATACCGCACCTCAATATGAAATAGGCAATTTATCGCATCAATTAGCGCTTTTAAATATAAATTCTTTAGGAGTAAGAGCAACGCCAAACACAAATGATGTAATGTATTTTACTGATGATTCTGTTTATAAAGTATGGAATGGTAGTTCTTGGGCGATAATTAATCAATCAACTCTTAATTTTAAATTTAACTTTGAAAAGTATTTAGACACTTGGAATATTGACGCTCCAGATGTAATTACAATATTATTAGGGATGAATGATTTTAGAAATTTAGAACCAAGTTCAATACCTATTTTTTTTATTGGATGGAAAGCAAATATGGATAAATTCATAAGTAATGCAAAATTATCAAATACCAATGTTAAAATAATAATTTGTACTTGTAATTCGGTTGAATACAATGATTATTGTGGAAAAACAAACGCTTCTCTTTGGGAAAGTTATAAACAAATAGTTTTAAATTACGACGACAGAGAAAGCGAAAATATATTTATTTCAGACACTAAAGTTTCTGCGGATAGAGTTTATGGTTTTGGAGCAACTAGAACAGTTCCTTTTGAACAATATGTTGGTTCTGAAACAATATTGATAACAAGTGGAGATGTGCATTTAAGACAAGGTGGAATGTATCAAATAGGTCAAAAATTAGCGTCAACAATACAGTATGCGAGAAATTAATTTTAAAATATAAAATGGGAAATGTAACTAAATCACAAGCTAATAATATATTAAGTCCAAATGGTAATAGTTTGGCATTATTTGTTGATAGTTTAAGCGGAGAAATAAAAGTAAAAGACATAAACGGAAACGTGCAATTATTATCTGATTTCTTTTCAAATGAGCAAAAATTCGACCCTTTGTTTACAGATTCTTTTGGAACTACAACGGGAGCAAAAGCAACTGGATATTATACTATTATAAATCCTTTAACTTGCTTTTTTAGAGTATTTGTTGACTTTAGTACTTGTACTAATTTTGGAACTGGGCAATATCAAATTACGTTGCCATTTGCTTCGGTTCAAACTATGCGACAAGCTGGGGGTACTTTGCATCAAACTGCTGGTAATTCATTATATCATATTGCTGGAATAACAGATAATGATTATAGCAATATTGTACATAAATTATACTATTCGGGAAGTACAACAGATTTAGCGTGGAAATTTAACACACCAGTAGGGGCGACTTCTACAACTACTCAATTTAATTTGAGTGGTACATATCAATTTAAAAACGGAATATAATGGGAAATGTAACTAAATCACAACAAAACAACATTACAAGTCCAAACGGTAATAGTTTGGCAGTTTTCGTTGAAGGCGTTAGTGGCGTAATGAAGGTTAAAGATGTTATGGGTAATATTCAACCATTATCTGATTTTGTTGGCAGTAGCGGTTCTTCAATTTATGATGGCGACAGTCCTACTACAATTACTGTAGAAAACATACCTTCTGGAACAGATATTACTGGATATACTTACGATGCTTTATTTGAAAATATTTACGCACCTTATGTAGCGCCAACTTTTAATTCATTTTCTATTTCACAATCAAATCCAATTGAAGTAGGTACTGTAATTAGTGGTTTAAAATCATTCAGTTGGTCTTTTATAACGCCTACAAATGTGAGTGCAAATAGCGTTTCTGTATTAGATGTAACCTCGAACACAACATTGCAATCTGGAATAAGCAATTCAAGTCCTCAAAACGTAAATATTGGTAGTGTTCAAAAAACTACCGCTACATATAATCAATGGAAAGCTAACGCTATAGATACTAAAGGAAATGTATTACAGAGTGATTTAGCGACTGTTTATTGGTTTTGGAAAGTTTACTATGGTATAAGTGCAAATACTACTCTAAATGAATCTCAAATAGAATCATTAACTGGCTTATTGGCTCAAAATCAATTTGCAGATTATTCTTTTTCAGCATCAAATTATAAATACATTTGCTACCCCGATAGTTTTGGAAGTCCGACTGCTTCTACTGGATTTAAAGACACCTCTACTAATTTAGTGGTTTCAATGGCAGATTCGAGTGACAATGCGTTTTATAGCAATACTGAAAATGGATGGTCTTATGGATTGGTAAACGTTACAAATGCACAAGGAATAGCGACTAATTATAGAGTTTACAGAACAAAAAATATATTAGGTGGTACAATAACAATTAGAGTATCATAATTTAAAAAACAAAATAAAATGGCTTATCCAAACGGTTCAATTCCAATTACAAGCAACATAGGTACAACTGCCAGTACAGACACTTTTCCAACGCATATAGATAGTCTTGGTTTAGGCGGTTTAATGGCTTTAGATACACTCGCAAATAGAAATTTAATTCCAGCTCAAAGGAGAAAATTTGGTATGCAAGTTAGTGTTAGTAGCGACCCTACTTCGTCTAATAATAAAGTGTATATTTTAGCCAATTTAATTATGGGAGGTGTAGATAATGACTTATCTAACAATTTAAACTGGATTGATTATTCAACCTATATAGGCGCAAGTCCGTTTGAATATAATGCAAATGGTACTGGTATTCAGCCAATAATAGGAAATAACGTTTCTAGCGGATTAAATGCTACAATAGGTGGAGGATATTGTAATTCTGCATTATGCGATAGTTCAATTGTAGGTGGTGGTTCTAAAAATCAATCCGCAAATTGTAATTCCACTATTGGAGGTGGATATAATAATATCGTATATGGTATTAATTCCTCTATTTTTGCTGGGAGTTCCAACAAATCTTTTGACAACCATTCTACAATAGGTGGAGGGCAAAGCAATGTTGTAAGAGGAGATAATGCAACTATTGGCGGTGGTTGGTGCAATATTACGTGTAATTCAAATTCAGTAGTAGGTGGAGGTAAATCAAATTTCTCTACTGGAATTAGTTCTTCTATTTTAGGAGGCTCTTCTAATCAATCAGTATGCACACATAGCACGGTAGGTGGTGGAGGTAATAATGTAAATCAAGGTAATTATTCAGTAATAGGTGGGGGGCAGTTTAACGGTGTTTCTGGGAACTATTCAACAGTAAGCGGAGGAAAGGGAAATAATGCTAGTGGTACATTTGCAACACTATCTGGTGGTATATATAATAAATCCAATGGTTTTTATAGCGCAGTTGGTGGAGGTGGAAGAAATAAAGTTTATGGTAATGTTTCTGCTATTTTTGCTGGTTCAAACAATCTTATATCATCTGATTATTCAGCAATTTTAGCTGGAAGTAACAATACGGTTTCTGGCAGTACTTCTTTTATAGGAGCTGGGAAATGTAATATTGCTTCTGGAATATGCTCTACTATTGGTGGAGGGTTTAAAAACTTATCTACTTCAAGTCATTCAACGGTATCTGGTGGAGGTTATAATGTTGCTTGTGGTTCATATTCGTCAATTATAGGCGGTTATGGAAATAATTCGTTTGGGAGCATTTCTACAGTAGGTGGGGGTTCTCAAAATGCTTCTAACGGTGCTGGTTCGGCAATAACTGGCGGTCAATTTAACAATGCGCTTGGGGAACACTCTTTTGTAGGTGGTGGATTTGTAAATACCGCAAGGAGTAACTGTTCAGCAATATTGGGAGGTCAAAATAATGTTACTTGTTCTTTTATTCACGCAATGATTGTGGGTAGTGATTTGACTGCTGACAGAAATTGTACTACATTTGTAAATAATTTATCAATTAAAAACATCCCGACATCAAATGTAGGTTTACCAAGCGGTTCTGTATGGAGTAGCGTTGGAATATTATGTATTGTCCCTTAACAAAACAAAATAAAAGATTATGAATAAATTAGAAATAGTATTTGGAAGTTTACAAATATCAAAAGATGGCATAATGATATTAGTTATTCCAAAAGATGCTTGTAGTATAGATGTTTTGACTTTGTCAAATTCAACGCCTTATATATGTATTTTCAACAAGTATTTAGCGAACTTCACGCCAGTTTTCAATAATCCGTTGTCAACTTGTACAGATGCAACAAATACCGTTTTTACGCAAACTACCTTTATAGCTTTTGCGGAAGCAAATCTTGGTTTTGACAATTCTGGAGGTGGCGGTAGTAGTCCGTTTGAATATAATACTAATGGCACTGGTATTCAACCAATATTAGGAACTAATGATGCAAGTGGAAGTTACGCTACAGTTGGTGGTGGTCAAGGTAATACTGCATCTGGTTGTCGTTCTGTAATAGGTGGTGGTTATAATAATATAACTTCTAATTATTATTCAACAGTTGGTGGTGGTAACAATAATTCTACAAGTAACAGTAGTGCAACTATTGGTGGTGGCACTGGTAATATTGCTTCTGGTTATGGTTCTGCAATTGGTGGTGGAGATTCTAATTCTGCAAGTGGAAGTTATAGTACAGTAGGAGGTGGTAGTAGCAATATTGCTTCTGGTTATAAATCATTTATTGGCGGTGGTTATGACAACCTTGCAAATGGTAGTTATAGTGCAATTTTAGCTGGTAGAAATAATAATACTTATGGTTGTTCATTTGCTATGATTATCGGTAACAATATTACTGCTAATAGAGCTGGTGCAACGTTTGTAAATGAATTATCTATAATGAATATACCAACAAGTGGAGCTGGTCTACCTACTGGAGCAGTCTATCTAAATGGTACTTACTTGAGTATAATACCTTAATAAAAATAAAAACAACAAAACCGAAATACTTTATTTATATTTGTATTTCATAAATTTTAAAATAAAATGGAAAATTTCACAATTCACGTTTTTGGTTACGGAGAAACACAAATCAATTCAAAAGATTTATCAGTAAAAGTTAAAACCGACACTTTAACGAATGTTACGCCTTTAATGGCTGAAATATTTGCTAAAAAACCAGCGGACAATCCAACTTTGGTTACAGAATTTCACGCAGTAAACTTTTTTGGTTACAATGATGTTCGTTGGACTTCAAAAGACAGCTTTAATCTAAAAGACGATACTGATTTAAAACCTTTTATCGATGCTTTAATTGCTGAATTGCAAACCGCAAAAGATAATGAAGTAGTGGTTGCGCCAAAAACAAAATAAAAAAAAATAATAGGAGTTATCGAGTAAAACTCGGTAACTCTTTTTTTTACAATCAAAACAAGAAACATAAATAACAACTATTATGAAAAAGATTTTTTTTAATTCTTCACTTCCTAGAAGTGGTAGTACTTTGCTTCAAAATTTAATTGCTCAAAATCCCACTTTTTATTGCACCCCTACCTCTGGTTTAAGCGATTTAATATTAAGTTCAAAAAACACTTATGCTCATTCGCAATCAATTTTGTCGCAAGATAAACAAGCGATGGAAAATGCCTTTTTAGGTTTTTGTAGAGCTGGTGTTCAAGGTTTTTTTAATAATCTTACGCCAAAACAATTTATTGTAGATAAAAGTCGAGATTGGGGTATTCATTACAATCTTTTGAATATGCTAAATGAAAATCCAAAAATCGTTTGTATGGTTAGAGATGTACGCTCAGTTTATTCATCAATGGAAAAAAACTTTCGTAAAAATCCACACCGAGAAAGTCATATTCAAAATGCACCACAATTAGTTGGCACGACCCTAGACAAAAGAATTAATATTTGGGCAGATGGTGTTCCAGTTGGCGTGTCAATGGATAGATTAAAAGATTGTATTCAACAAGGTATAGATAAAAAAATGCTTTTTATTCGTTATGAAGATTTAATGTGTAATCCAGAAAACGAAATGAAGCGTTTATACGAGTATTTTGAACTTCCTTATTATGAATCACACGATTTTGAGAATATAACTCAATACACGCAAGAAAACGACCTTATTCACGGAATTTATGGCGACCATACTTTAAGAACTAAATTTGAAAGAAAACCAGACGATTACAATGAAGTTTTGGGGTTTGAATTATCAAACAATATAAAAAACACTTACAAGTGGTTTTATAATTATTTTGGCTACGTATAGAATTTTTACTACATTTGAATAAGAAACTTAATAACAACAAAAATGATTTACAATTTAATTGGGCAACCGCACTCTGGCAAAACTACATTAGCCAAACATTTACGTACCGCATTAGAAATATCAAACCCACAAAGAAAGGTTTTTATTATCGATGGGGATGATTTAAGAAAAATTTTAAACAATAAAGATTATAGCGAAAAAGGTAGGAGAGATAATATTGGCAAAGCGTATGCTATTGCTAAATACATTGATACCGACTTTTTGCATGATGTAATTATAGCAGTAGTTTCTCCATTTAAAGATTTAAGGGAAGAACTTAAACTAACTGCCGATGTAATTGAGGTTTATATTCACACAACTGATATTCGTGGTAGAGAAAACTTCCACGTTGAAAATTACGAATTACCATTTTTAGATTACATCGATATTGACACTACTAATATAGACGAACTTACCTCTACCAATGAACTTTTAGATAAAATTAAACAATATAAATTGGAAAAAAATGGATAAAGAAAAAAAAGTTGCAAAAGAAGTTGTTGCCGAAAAAATACAAGAATATATTTCAGAAGGCAGAGAAGTTCTAATAAAAAAAGAAAATGAAAAAACTCACGTTGCTATACGTTACAATAACACGGATAGCGATGGAACTAAAAAATGGAGATTGCTTTTAAATAGAAATGAATTTTTAGTTAGTGAAATATCAATATTTATACCAACAAAAACAGAAAGTGTTGATATTAAAGATATTGGTATTAAACACCACGTATCTTGTTTAGCAGAAAAAATAACATTTAAAAACAACATTGCATACATTAGTTAATTATGGAAAATTGGGAAAAAATTACACACGTTAAATCGTCTTTAGAAGCAAAACCAACACAATACGCAATGTTTATTGGTCGTTGGCAACCTCTACACGAAAGTCATAAGGCATTGTTTCAACAAGCGCTTGATGAGGGTAAAAATTTATTGATTTGTATTAGAGATGGAGAGGTAAATGAAAAAAATCCTTTTACGCCAAAAGATGTTAAGAAAAACATTGAAGATACTTATGCCTTATTGATAAACTCTGGAATTATGAAAGTAATGATTATACCCGATATTGATTCGGTAAATTTTGGTAGATATGTTGGATATGATATTGTTGAGTATGTTCCACCTACTGCAATAGGCGATGTTTCAGCCACTAAAATAAGAGAACAAATGAGAGCAGATGGTAAATTATAAAAGACATTTAGCGAAAGCGGTTAGTTATAGAGCGTTAGGCACGTTTCAAACGTGCTTAATTTCTTATTTTTTTACTGGTAATTTTTGGGTTGCTGGTAGTATAGGATTGACTGAAATTTGTGTTAAACCAATAATCTATTTTTTTCACGAAAGGATGTGGTACACTTTTTCAGAATACGGACTTAAAAACAACAAAAACAAAGAGTAAAAAATGATACAAAATATAGTATTTTCGGTGGAGGGTGGATTGGGTAAGTCAATAATGGCTACTGCGGTTCTTAAAGTTATAAAAAAAGAGTACAAAAAAGCAAACATAATTGTTTTGACTGGTTATCCCGATGTTTTTATTGGTAATCCAAACGTAAATAAAATACTTAATCATTCACAAGCGGTTGGTTTTTATAAAAACTATATTCAAAACAAAGATGCAAAAGTTTTCATTTCAGACCCTTATTTAACGAGTGATTTTATAACAGAAAGCAATCACTTATTAAAAATTTGGTGTGATATGTATGGACTAAATTATAATGGAGAATTGCCAGAAATATTTTTGTCAAAAGCAGAAAAAGAATACTTTGCACCGTTCTACAAATTAGACAAACCTATTATGGCTATCCAGCCAAACGGTGGTGGAATAGGACAACCTTTAAAATATAGTTGGACAAGAGATTTGCCTTCGACTTTGGTAAATGAGGTAGTGAGCCAATTTAAAAATGATTATGCAATATTGCATATAAAAAGAGATGACCAATTAATTTACGAAAATACAATTGGTGCTTTAGACAATTGGAGAAGCATAGCGATAATGCTTACTTTGGCATCTAAAAGACTATTGATTGATAGTAGTTCTATGCACGTTGCTACTGCATTGAATTTACCAAGTGTTGTAGGTTGGATTGGAACAAATCCTAAAGTTTTCGGTTATGAATTGCACAATAACATTACTGCAAAAGAACCAACAAAAGAAGTGAATGTTGAAAGCAATACTTATACTAAACATTCACTTTATGAGGATATTTCCACATTACCGTATAATAACTTAAGTGAGGTATTTGATACTCAATCAATTATTAATGCCTTGAAATAATATTGCTAATATTTTTTTTTGTAGATTTGTGGATAAATTAATTAATTAATTTCAAATTAATGGAAAAGTTAAATCCAGCAGAACAGAAAATAGCTGATTTTATATACGAAAAACCAGAAATCGTAGTCAAACTTTTAGAAAAGTATGGCTACGATATTTCTATTGATACCGCAACCATATCAAAAATAAATGAACTTACATTTAAAGCTATAATTATAGATTTGAATAAAGACTTCGCTAATGATTTTGATATGGCTATAGCGAACGAAGGGGAGCTAAATATGGTTAGTGGTATATTGTCAGTAGTTACAAGTGTTATTGGCGGTGTAATGGCGCAAGAAACCGCACAAAGGAATAGAACTGCACAATACAATATGACTTTGGCTAATTTGTCCGCAAATGAAAAACTTGCATCGGAACAATTAAGAAGTCAAACTGAAAACGCAAGAAGTGGTATTTTAGCAAATTCTATGTTAGAATACCGAAAAACATTGCAAACTGAAAGTACGGCAAGATTAAAAGACACTTGGTTGTATGTTACTGGACTTGGCGTAGGACTTGGCATATTGTTTGGAGTTTATTTAATTTCTAAAAAATAAATTATGGAAGCAGAAAAAAGTAGCGGTGGTGGTCTTGGCAGTGCAATTGGAGGAGCAGTAGTAAGTAGTGCGGTAACTGCAATTATTGGAGGTGCTTTTGCAAAAGCAGATGCCAAAAAGCAAAGGGAAATGGAACAAAAGATTGGTTTGCTTTCACTAGACCAACAAAAGTGGTTAGAAGAACATTTACAAAACGTTCAAGGGGAAATAGCAAAGCAACAAATAATTTATCAATATTTAGCAGTTCAAAATAATAATGAAATGCTTAATAAAATACAAAGTAAAAGATACACTTCTTACATCGTTTTAGGCGTTGGAATTGTTGTTTTAGCAATAGTAATATTAAAATTAGGAAAAAAATAAGATGGACAAAGAAACAAAAATTTTGTTAACTACCGTAGCGGTAGCATTAGGTTTAGTTTGGTTTTTCAAACCAAAAAGCAAAGGTGGCGAAAGCACTTCTTCAACAAATAAGTATGAAGCGCCTAAATTGGCAACAGAAGAAAATAAAAAAGTTAAGGATGATGCGGTAATAGGCTTACAAGCTATGCGTGATGCAATTGACAATAAAGAGCCAAAAAGAGAGCTGGACAAGTTAAACGCTATGATTTTAAAAGATTATAAAGTTAAAATTACCCGAAGCAAAACAACTGGTAAATTAAGAGCGATGTCAAGCGAAGGTAAAGTATTGGCAGAAGAAAAATAAAATAAAATATGGCTGGAATCTATATACCGATAACTACTACTTATGTAAATAATGTTGTAGAAGTAGTGAGTACTACAAGAACTACCTATGAGCAAATAATTAACTCAATGGGTAGTTACGTGTATGGAATTGATTCTTTATACATAAAAACCAATAGTTCATCTCAATTATTAGAAACTTTAAAGTTTTTACAATATGATTCAAATGGAACTTTAAAAGCATTTAGTCAAGTCACGCCAGTAAGTCCTTATCAATATCAAAACTCGGCAATATTTGAGTTAACTAAAGAAAATGTAGTCCTTAATGGTCGTGTAAGTATGTCAACTAAAATACTTCCAAACGAGGAAATATTTTTGAATTTATATGTTGATGAGTTAAAAAATAGCGATGCACTTCCTAAAAATGATTTTTTAGACGATTCTTTTTTTACTGATTTTTTGAATGAAATCTAAAGAAACTCAATTGAACACTATAAAAATACAAAATAGAAATCATATCGTATCAAAATTAGAAAGTGGAGATTTGATAAAAGTAAAGGCAGAAATTTTGCCTATAATTTATCATTATGGAATAATTGAAAAAAAAGGTAATGATGTTTTCATTATTCACAATCAACCCGACAAAATCAATTCAAAAGGCGGTAGTGTAGTAAGAGAACCTTTGAATAAATGGATTAAAGGAAGGGATATTGTTTCAGTAGAAAAAACAAATTTGAACACATCTGATTTAAAAGATTTGTACAGTAATTTGAAAAACTACAAGTATGATTTTATAAATTTTAACTGTGAGCATTTTGTTAATTTTGCTAAAGGGAATAAGTATGTAAGTTCACAAGTTTTTAAATGGACAAGCGTAGCTATATTAGCTGGTTTAGTGTATTACTTAATAAGAAACAAAAAAATATAAACGCTATGAAAGATAGCATAAATTTAAAAATAAAAAACAACACTTCGTTGCCACAAGAAATTAATATCTTGGGAATAACAACGCCTTATCAATTTGCAAATGTTTCAAATACCATATACGAATACAATTTAAGCGCAGAGGATTTTTTAGGGGTAACGACTGTTGAATTACAATATGAAGTTCTCGCAACTACTCTAATTTATTTACCGACTACTAATTTATTGACAAATAACATTCAAGGCGTTGTAGATGCTTTGAACACCTTCAATGTAGGGTTGTTTTCTTACGTAGGTAACGTTGTTTATGTTTCGTCAAGCATTTATGCTTACTACAAAATTACAATAGCATAAAAAAAGCGACTAATATTTAGTCGCTTTTTAATTTGTATCAATGTTCATTCATTACTCACGAACTCGCAGAAGTTTATGACTGTAAAGTATTCAAAGGTAGTGCATTATTTTCCACTAATAAATTATTTGATACATTTTTTTCCATTAATTTATCATATATGCTACTTTTTTTTCCAATAATATTTCCTTGAACGAATTTAACATTGTCATTTTCATCCATAATTAAATAACCTCCACCTTCAATTTGGTCATCCATAGAAACCGCTTTTTTCAATCGGTCATCTTCTCTCGGCATTAATTTAGCCAATTGTTTTAAAACGGTTTTTTTAGCCATCCAATTCTCTGGGTCTTTTTTATCGTTAAAGTATAAATCATTTGGGAATTTTGAAATATTTATGATATTTTGTATTTCATTTTTTGACATTACCTTAAAAACAACTTCATCTTCTATCTTTGCACAAGCGTACACAAATTTTATATTTGCAGACTTTCTTGCTGATTCGTGGTTTGGTGCGTGAACTAAAGTAGGTTGCATACCTAATTCATAAATAAAATCATCGCCATCATAAACTACCTCTGACCATATTTTCTTTACTTTATCGGAACGCATAAGCAAGGTCAATAAACCCTTATATCCCAAAATTGGCGTTATTGTGTCTTTGAAAGGAATAAAGTAAAACTCGCCTATCATTTGGCTTGGATTAAGTCCTAATTCGGCACAATGCAAAATACTTGCAAATAGCGAAGCTGGATTTTTAATAAACGCATCTTGAAGTTTGTCTGATTTTTTGAGTTCACTAATTACAATTTGCTTAAATTTAGCTGGTGTCATACTGCTACCCTCTAAAAGTTCTAATAAATTTTTTTGTTCGTATTTCTCAATTGTAGTTGTAAAGTTTAAAATTATATCTTTACTTGTGCTTACCGCTGGTGTCATATTAATAATTGTTTAAGTTTAAAATTTCTGATTTTCTATTTTCTAATTCGTAAATTTCAATTGTAACCCTTTCAACCTCCTCTAAAATCCTATAAAATTTTTTAGCAAACATATTGTGTTTTCGGATTTCAAAAAGAGCAAACCTCTTTAAATTTTTACGATAATTTTTAAGTTCATATAGTTCTAAATCTATAGAAGCAATATGGTATTCTTGCCTAGTCATATTAATACACTATTTCGTCTATGTGAGGTATTTCGACCTTGCTAACACAAGTTTCCGAGATAGGACATTCAAAGCATCGTTTAAGTAATGGTTTTGCCTTAAAAACGCTCTGTATTGGTTTTTTAAGTTCATTTTTTACCCACTCAACAGTAGATAGGTGTGTAGCGAAAGTATTTTCCTCTGTATGTACTTTTATAAGTTTAACATCGTGAACATCTTTTGCTGAAAAAACAAAAAAGTAAAAATCAATATCATCTACATCACAATCCAATTCTTTCGCCAATAATATTTTGTAATGTACCGCTTGTATCATTAAATTATGCTTTTCGGGTAAAGCATCTATATTCCAACCAAACTCTGACCACTTGTCGTCAATTACACCGCTATACTTAGTGTCAATTATGCAAATCCTATCATCCCATTTTGCGACTATATCCATAATCCCAGTCATACCATCTTCGGTGCATACCTTCCCAATATCAATTATTTCAATTTCGTATGCTTTGATAATTTTTTTAAAGAACAAGGCACTCTCAATTATTCTTTGATATTGTGTTGAAATACTTTCTTTTTTAGTGCCAACGTAAACCATTTCCATTTGTGGGATATGACCATCACGAGGTATAGAACCAGTCGCTAAATATTCAAACGCATTACCGTATTCCATCGCATCGCTTGAAGGGAATTTTACACCATCAATATACTTCGCTTTTACTTGAAGTCCGCAACTATCGCCAGACTTATATTTTGCGTATTCTTTTAAAAATGATTGTGAAATATTTATCATTATTGTTGTTGTTGTTTAAGTTTCTGTAATCTATCAAATTCCTCTTGTAAAATCCAACCGTTACTGCTATTCTCTTTGCCAATCCAAACCCAATCTTTACCCTCACGTTTACGTTTAGATATTCCAACCAAAGGCGTTTCTACTCTAATATCCTCCAACAACTTCATATCTATTGCAGTTTGTGATTTAAAACTTAATTGGCGTAGCATATCATAAGCAACCGCTTTACTTTCTGCTTCCATTATAATTGGCTTGGGCATACCTTTAAAATAATATTTGTAAAATCGTATCTTTTCCATAAAAGAAAATCTTTTAGTTTAATCAGTTTATTATATTGTTGGGCAATAAAATTGAATTACTGACATTATTAACTAATTTTGAAGTGTAACATCATTATCCATAGTGTTTGTTTGAGTTTCTTGGTGGGGATTGGGAGTTGTTACCCAGTCCCTTTTTTTTATTCGTAAGGCAAATTGTCAAATTCCTCAATATCGTCAATCAAAATAACATCCCCCACTACAACATCGCTTGGATATATAGATTCGCTTTCGTGAGCTATTTCAGTTGCTTCATTATTCAAGGGTAAATTTTTCAATTTCCCTTCTTCATCAATTAGCATCATTTTAGATTCTTGTAAATTGATTATTTCCAAAGGCGAATTATAGCCATATTCACAAATCATTTTCCTTGCACCATCAAATGAAGTCAAGGTTATTTTTATTTTTTCTCCAGATACTTTTAGTAAGGTTGCTTTCATTTATTGTTTTTCTAATATTATTATGTAATTCCTTTTTGTTCTACCATACCACAACAGTAGCTTTTGGTCGTGCGTAAAATCAAGTCTTGGTCTAAAATAAAACTCTATAAAAATCAAAGTTAAAATAAGCCACATATTACTCTTTTTTACCTATTATGAACCAACCCTCTTTTTTCTTAACCCTTATTTTGTATTGCGAACCACGTAAAGATTCGTTCTTTGCTTGAAGGTTTTTTCTTTCTCTAGTAATGCTTTCGCATTTGGTCAATCTGCCAAAGGCTAATTCAGTTAAATAATCGGTTGCCGACATTTCTAAAACCCTTTCTTTGCCCAGCTCGTTATGATGATAGGTCGCAATTAATTTGTTGTCATTATCTCTCAACAACTCGTTAGTTTCCAATAAAAACAAAACTTTGTCTTTAATGCTTTTGAAGTCTTTAAATTCCTTTTTTTTCATAATACAATTTTTAATCCATCTGCTATGTTTGGGTATTTATTTTCAAATAATTCATAAGTATAAAAGGCACTTACAAATTGGTCAACTGCAAATTGTAATTTAGGGTTATTCCACGCTAAATCGTTATCTTCGGAGGTAAATAACCCAATGAATTTAGGTGGCATTTCCTCTAAATCACAATCTTCATCAAAAACACAATTTAAGGCAGACATAACACAAATGCGCATATCAAATTCTCCATTGTCGTTATCTTTTAGACTGTCTTTGTAAGTCCTCAATAAAGAACCTAATAAGATAGCTTTATGTAGTTTGTCATTAAGCACATACATTGATTCAACCGCTAATTTTTGAGAACCATTTTTCTTAGACAAAGAAACTAAAAACTGTTCAACTATCCTTTCACTATCATCCTTTGAAACAACTATCATAATCTTTTTACTTTGTAAATAAACGGTCTTTCATTCGGTTTTGAAACCATAAGTATTGCTGAAAATATTTCACGCATTTTTAATCTATCATTCGCTACTGGCGTTCCGTTAAAATACCAATAGTAATTACCATCTACGATAACTCCAAACTTGTAAAAATTACCACTTGGAATTTTGTGATATTTTGTAACTTCATTTAATATGCTTATGTTTATTCCCATTTCCGAGAACTCGGATAATGCGTATTTTTTTTTGCTTTCAGAAACAGAAAACGGTGTTGTTTTTAAATTCATTTTCTTGGTTTTAATTTTAACAAATATAAGTAATTATTATTATAAATAAGTTATTTATATAAAAAAGTATAAAAATATTATTTAAGATATTAAAACAATACTAAATCTGCACTTCTTTATTGTAAATCAGTTGTTTATATAACATTTCCCTTTCATCAAAATAGTCGTGAACTATCTTTCTGTTGGCAATTGTATCTCTATAATAAATGCAATCAGTCCTCCAGCAATCAAAATCATCGCCTAAAATCAAAGATAATTCGTACATCATATAGTAACAAGAGAACCGAATATCTTTGTAAATAGACTGCAAATGAGGGTCAAGTTTTTTTACCACTACTTTTTCTACCAGCTCTCCATTAACGTACTTGTCAAATGCTTTTTCTCTGCCTAAAACAGATAGCGTAGCAAGTCTTAATGCTTTAGCTTCATTGTTTAATCCAAAGTTATAAGTACGCTTTGAAATATAGTTTTTAATGTAGGCAATGCGCCAAAATGCGTGGTCTAAATCAGTTCCAGTAATTACTCCTTTGCTATGGTCATATTGGTAGTTGTATTTGGTTACATCTACCTTTGGAGAAACATCAATGATTGGGTTTTTAAGTAAAAATTTTCTTGCTTCTCTTTGAACAGAATTAAAAAGGAAAATAAACTTTCTTGGGAAGTTGTTGCTATCGGTTCTATAAACTCTGTGTCTGCCATCAAATAATAGTTCATTACACTCACTTCCCATTCTTACAAAAAAGTCGCTTTTACAAGCTATTAATTTTTTGTAAGTCCTATCTATTTTTGTTCTTTTGTATTCTCTTGAATATTCTTTAATGTCAACTTCCATAGTGATTTGTTGTTAAATTATTCCACCATCTTTTAAATTCTTACCTAATTCCTCGAAACGTTTTGAAAACTGTTTTTTGGTAATCAATCCATCGTCTAAAAATGCTTTTAAATCTTTAACCGCTTTGTTATATTCGACAAGTCTATTAGCTTTACTATCCTTAGCAGTAGCTACCTTTGTCGGCTGAATTGGTTTTGGCTCAACTTGTTTTGGTCTTTCTTGTTTTAATGCTTTTTGCTTTAATTCTTTTTGTCTTTTAGCTTCCGCTTCAACTCTTTTAGCTTCGTCTATTTTAGATTGCAATTCGGGCATTAAATCTTTTTTCTTAACATCCATATTAACCTCGTCGGTATTTACATCGGCACTTGAACCAAGCATCGTTATAAGAATGTACACATTACAAGGATTGTCTTTCTGTGATTCTTTGTCTGAAATTACAACTCTCTTAAAAATAATATCATAATCGCTAGATGATAAATTTAACAATCTAATTCCCTTAACTAAATCGGTTATTGTACTGCTATTCAATTCGTACTTTTTGATAACTCCAGTAGAAACAAAACCATCAATTTCGACTGCAATTTTTAAATTGTCATCAAATCCAATTTCTCCGTTTCCACCATAAATTCTATCATACAAATAATAGAAAGGAACATCCTCTGTTTGGTCATTTGTAATTTGATTAATATTAAAACAAACCTCCGTAGGTTTACGCCCTCCAACTTTAGGGATAGGCATTTCACTACCATCTAAAATACCGAAAATTACACTATCTACTTCGGTTACTTTAATTTTTGAAATAGGTGTGTCTTTGTACTTTTGAAAAATGTTAGCAGAAGTCCATTTTTGAGCATCTTGCCATTTCCAACCTAACTCACGTTTTTTCGATATTTTGTAAATACGTTTAGCAAGTTTGTTGAATTTTTTAAGAGAATTGTTTTTTTTCATTGAGTTTTACTCTTGAAGTTTTTTATACTTATTGATTGACGACAACGAAACCTTAAAGTGTTTTACTGCATTACTAATTGAATGTGTTTTGCAGTATTCAAATATTTGCAATTTCATTTCTTTGCTTAATGGATATATCTTTTTGCCAGTATCAACCATATCGATTTTGCGACATATATAATTGATAGTTCCTTTAGAGCAATTTAGTTCTTTTTGTATTTGTCTGTAAGTCAAACCCCTATTTCTCATTTCTAAAATTTGAGGGGTTAAATTTCTGTGATAACTCATTTTGTTGTTATTTAAGTTTAGGGTACGAATATACAAATTAAAGTCAAAAAAAAGTGCAAAATGCACTTAATTTTGAAAACTTTAACTTTTAAATTACGCTAATGCTACATTACTTTTAAAGTTGTCGTCAACAATTGCTTTAGTCCAACTAGTACCGTTCAAAGGTTTATTGAATGTAGGTAAGTTTAAGGTTGGTATTCCTTTGTTAAGTAAGTCTGTGAAAGGATTAGTTTTAACTATTGGCGTTGTTTCTTCATCTGGATTAACGCTTACCGTAGTTGAACCTACTGTGATAGGTTTTTGAAAGAAAGAGTAAACAAAGAACCCAACCGCACCCACTACGATTGCTCCACCTACATACATTGCTATTTTTTTATTTTCTGTTGTCATTTTATAAAATTTTAAGATTACATTATTCCTCTGTAAAGAGTACCGCTAAAGTTACTAACTGCTTCCACAATCGGATTCCCTTTTAATATAGGCATTGAAGTTTTTGACTTGTAAGAATCACACGCTTTTTTAAAATCGTCGAAAGTAATTTCTACTGGAGCAATTCTGCTTAATGGACTTGATGAGTAAAGCATAAACTTACCTCCTTCATTAACATACCTTTGAGTAACATCTTTTTCTACAATTGTAAATTCATTTCCACAATCAGCACTTATCTCTCCCAATCCTTGCGTTAAAGCAGTTTCAGTAGCTAAACCAGTAGAAGGCGTTAAGTTAGGTAAGTCCATACTTTTTGGTTGGTCTAAGGTATTCAATTGTGCTTCGCTACCTTTTGCACCTACGTAATTCTTTTTCCACAATAAATATCCAAGCAATCCAATTGCTCCTATATAAAGTAAATCTTTCGTTTTCATTTGTTTATGATTTTAATTAAGGTGTAAAAATAATCAATTATGCAAATAAAAATTGTAAAAAAACGAGTTATAAAAGAAACGCTAAACAAAGAACTGTTTTATATTATGCTTACCGTGATAATAAGTGAGCGTATTTTAACTTAATTGGTTCGGACAATTCGTGTTTTAATCTTAAAATATAGTTTGCACTATTAATATTATGGATTTTATTCTGCATCCAATTTAAAAACTGCTCCTCTGTTTTTAAAGCATAGAGCTGGTGTTCTTTTGGCAACACTACCGACTGAACTTTAATCCTATGACCTACGTTCATTATCTTTAATAAATCATCTTCTGGTGTAACGGTGTGTTCTAGTGGGTTCACAAAAACAACATCTAAAAGGTTTTTGGTAACTGTGCGTTTAAAAATTTGTTGTAAGGTTTCTTTTTTCATAATTTATTTATTTTTCATTAATAGAATCTTCATATAATGGTTTTCCAGAAAAAGGACAAAATTTTGCGTAAATCAACATTTCTTTATAATAAGAAGTAAAATCTTCTTGTCCTTTTTTACCTTTTTTACCTCTATACATAATAGGAAGCATTAAATGACGACCATCGCCATTAATCCAAAAAGTACTTGCATTAAAACCAGCTTTAGGGTCTTTAGTTTTCTCTCTTGCTATATTTTCAATATTTTCAATTTCCGACCAATTTTCTAAAATTTTATTTTTCATAATCCTTTTTCTTTTTTATAGATTTCTAATAGTTCTTGATAACTTGCTGAACCATCATTTTTTTGTAACCACTCTGCAAATCCAATAGCAAATTCATCTGCTACTTCTACACAATTACTTAATAATGGGTCTTGCATACCTCCAAATTCAATTGGAATTAATACATCAAACTGTTCTTTTAGTGTCATAACTATTTTATGTTTTTAATTTTCCAAACCCCAACCCTACTTGAATTAGGAATAAATTCCGATTGAACACTTGAAAACCCATACAACCCAATAGTATTTATCGCTATATAATTGTATAGATAAAAAAAGTTATTATTGCACCCAATTACTATATCCGATATTTTAAATCCTTTTTTCATTTTTACTATTTTAAAAATATTAATTTAACGTTAATCCCTTGCCTTACTCTTATAAATTTCTCACTATGTAGTTGGTTTAACAAGCCCTTAATTTCTGATTGACTTATGTTAAGTTGCTCCATAAGAAACATAACCGTAGTACCGCATTTATTTTGATTTAAAGTTTGTCTTTTTAAAATCAAATCTTTTAGCTTTGTCAACATAATCTCTGAAAGGTTCTCATCATTAGATAAAACACACAAAAAGTCAATGCCCAAGCACCCAACTCTACTAAAAAATCTTTGTTATTTTTTTTCATAACTTTTAATTATATGTTGAATAAATAATCTTCTTTGTTTTATACCTTTTGGACTTGGAAGCCACCAATAATTTCCTCCTATAAAACTACTATTCCACCAAAATTTAGAAAACCTTTTAGGTATTCTTGTTCTAAAGTCATTGAATAAATCCCAGTATTCATCATGTGAAATTATATTTCTACGAGATAACTTTGATATGCAACTACAGATACCAGATTTATAATCTTCGTCAGTTGTGTTGTCTAATAATTTTTGATATAAATCTTTCATAATCCTAATTGTTTAATTGCTGTTGGGGTTAGTAGAAATTTATACAATGCTAAATCTTCAAGACATTCATAATCATTTACTTTTTTCCATTCATTACTCAATGGCTCTAAAAAAGCAACATAAGTATCTTTGTTTTGCATAAATTTATAAGGTTTTTTATCAAAGTCCTTTGTAACTATTTCAAACCCCTCAAACAAACATCTTTCTTTTGCTTGTTGGTATTGTTCAAATCTTGACTGATAATTCCAATTACCATCATCTCCTTTTCTTGGTGTTGGAATTTCCAAAACATATCCATTCTCATCACAAGGAACAAACATCCATAGTTCTAAAGGTTGTTTTAGAAAGTTTGCGTAGTTAAACTGTTTTACTAGACATTCTTGATTAGTATAATCACTATCGTTTCTTAGTTGAATTTCTTGCTCCAACACAAAAATGGTCATTGATATTAATTCCATAATTTTATTTATTAAATGTTTCGTTGTAATATTGTTCTGCATTTTCAATTCCAAAATAATGTAAAGCATCAATAATCTGTTGTTTTTCCATTTCTTTGGCTTGTTCAACTATCTGTTCCCACCGTTTAATAGTATGAATTTCTTCAAATTGCTCTTCTAACCATTCTACTGCTGACTGTTTCATTTTATTGAATTTATCAACTTAATGACAATAAAGCACACCGCAAAAATCAAAAACCAAAAAAAACCAGTAATCGCAAGTTGTTTTTTATTCTTTAATTTTAATATTTTTTGTTCTTCTTCATACAATTTCTCCCTTGTACTTTTTAAAATATTTTTTTTATTAGTTTTTTTTTGAATTAAATCATACCTTAATTTATTATTCATTTTATTATGATATAAAACCCTACTTTCTGGACATTCAAACCTTTGATTTGTCCTTGTTTTAACAAATTCAGCTCCAGTAAAAGGGTCTATTGCTCTGCCATAAATTTCCATTCCTAATATTTTTTTTTGAAAATCGGTTATGGAAGTTGGAAGTTTTTTAACTTCGGTAATATTTGTATTTTTTTGATTTACTGTAACTTTTATATCCAAGTTATTGTTTTTTTCATTCTCCATAGTATTCGTTGTTAAATTGGTTGTTGTTAAATTTCTTATTGTTAAATTTTAATTATTTTATATAATATCTACAGATATTCCTACAATCTCTGTTTCTATCCAATTTTCT